CAGACCTCAGACCTCAGACCTCAGACCTCAGACCTCAGACCTCCATAGCTTAAACTCCCTGCAAAAAGCCGCCAAATCCTTACGGAATTGGGGCGTTCCTCTAGTTTCAAACGAGAATTTAAGGTGAGAAAACGGAAAATGTATGTCACTTTCTAGGAAGTTTTATGACAGACTGAGAGCGACTTAGGACAAGTAAACCTCAATGTAAGACAAAATTCCTTCAATTTAGGACAAATTTTATCCAATCTAGGACAATTTTGGACAAAGTTAGGACAGATTGGCAAAGTTTTATGACACTTTCAACCCAATCTAAGACAAATCTGAGGGATTTTATGACAAATTTCATGAGAAGTAAGACAAATTCGGACGATTTTATGACACTTTGAGAGAAATCTAGGACAAAATAAAATCATTTTATGACACTTTTTCATAAATTTAAGACAGAAAAACAGTAAGTTATGACAAAATTTAAGAGTTCTATGACAAAGTTAGGACAGAAAAATCTGTTTCTGTGACACAAATCGAAGAGATTATGACAAAAATAAAAAGAGGTGTGACACCCCTCAACTACTGCTTTTCGGAAATCTAAAGGTAAGAAATAAGGGAGAAAAAGACACAAACTTTGCAAAAGTCTCGAAAATGTGGATACCGCTGTGAGAGACTAAAGGTTAGATTTAGTTCTCAAAACCAAACTGCAGACATTTTTCTCAGAATCAATTTTAAAGGCTCTCATTTGCTCCGTGTTGCATTTAAAATCGAAGTTGGACATTATTATACCATATTAGGTTAAAATCGAATCTGGGGCAATCTGGGGCTTTTTAGAGAAATAGAAAAAGTGAAGACCAAAATCTTCACTTACCTTCTACGTTTTGTTGCACTGCTAGGTTTAACCTCTTCTTCAAAGCAGTCTGTAAAATCTACTTCTTTCGAGGTGTAAAGAAAACCTAGACTACCCAAAACTAATACTGCGAGTAACAACCACAAAGTCTTTACTCCCAACCATCATCTGAGTTTGCTGCGCTCTCATAGTCTACTTCAGCTCCGTCACGGAAACTTTTATGACTAATCTTAGAGTAAATGAACAAACCAATGTACCAAATGACTACTAATGGGAAAACAACCCCAAGAGGTACAGTCATAACAACAATATCAAGACTTGTAGCTCCTACTAGTCGCAAAATGAACAATACCAAAACTGCAAGCATGGTTAAAACCATAGTAACCATAAGAGTTAATAGGGGCAAGTTCCATTTATTTACATACTTCATATTTTTACCTTTCTTAAAGCCGACATTTGTACTCGCGCCCTGCTAGGTGATACCGCAGTAAGTCTGAACCTTGTGTGACCAACACCTCTCGGTGTACTAAATCAATAGTTTGACCTAAACCGTGTTTTAACAAGAGTTCATAAGCTTCTTGTAAAGCTTTAAACTCTTCGTGAGACCCACCTTCAACATCAGGGTGAACCTCCTTAGAGCGCTTTTTATACGCTTGTTTTAACTTGGTTTGTTCTACGGTTACAACCCCTTCAAAGCCGAGTGTTTGTAGTGCTTCCTTAATTCTTTGTAATTCTACCATAATCTATCTAAACGTGCAAGATTTTCTTTAGTTGTAGTAGTTAGCGCTTGCCACATAAACGTGACTTGGGTAGCGCCCTACGGTGTAAGGGTGGCGGACAACCCTATACTCTGCTTGGTTGTCTTGGTACTTGAGGATACGGTAAGGGTTATCATCAATAAAGACTGTAGGCTCAGAACTGTCTTTAGCAGACTGCACCAATCGACCTAACATCTTCTCCTCTTGTTTCAAAGAGTAAAATGAAATCAAAGAAGACTCTCCGTAACCTAATTGAGCTAGTAGCTCTTTCTTCTTCTCAGCAATCTCTTTGGTAGGACTCAAACTAATAAAGCAAATGTCCTCAGTATGAGAACCGACAAGACCTTCAAGATACCGCTCTACTTCTTCATTTATTTTAATCTCACCAAATTGGTAAAATTGAGGATTTGAGAAGTGTTTGAGCAAGTCCTTTTTCAACTCGTATGACAACTGTTTCTCCGGTTCATAAGTCGGTTTGTAATCAACCAAACGACTTGCTGAATCAAGGAGTGTATTGTCCAAATCAACGTAAATGCGCAATGTGTGAACCTCACTGAATTTAATTTCTAGCTGCGAAAAGTCTTTATTCTAAAGCGATAAAGACTATTTCACTCCATGTAAATTTAGAAAAGAACTTTAAAACTCTTTCTAAACTAAATTTATTGATAGTTTTCTCGGAGTTCTCAATATAACTCTCCAAATTGAACTGAGGGTAAACGGTTTGATACACCTCTGTATCTAAGCGAGAACCTAAGTGGGAAACTCCTTTATAAAACAAGGCTTCTTCAAGACCCATATTTCGAACCCACTTACAAAATTGCAAGCTCTCACTCGGAGTCAATTTGTAAACCTTGTTGGTCTGAACTAAAGAGTTAGGTGCTAAAGCAATTAGCACCTTATCGAGAATACCCTCCCCTTCAATCCACAAGAAGCCTAATTCTTTCAAGGCTTGAAGAAGTTTATCTCTTTCATAAATTGTAACAATTAAGTGTCTGTCTTCCATGTGACACCTACTAACCCTAAACCTTACGAGGTTTAGGTTCTTCCTTGTTCTTATGTAAACCCTCGCAAGAGTCGTCTTTACACTTATGCTTGTACTCAGTTACAACTGAAGTATAAGCTAAACTCTCTTGCGTTTCGGACTGAACTTCTGTTTTCAAAAAGTTATTCCCCTTTCGTTTTCATTGTTTTCTTAGTCTTCAAAGTGCGAGCTGAGACTCTAACTTTGGAAGTCTTTGCAACTTTAGGAGTGTCTGCTTTTTCACTAGATTTAGCACTCTTCTTGCTCGAACTTGAACCTGTGCGAATAACCTTTGGTTTTTCAACTTCGCCAAACTTTTTATATAAGTCAACCAATTCTTCGTTGATATATTTCTCCCTCAAAATACCTGATTGAGAGTAGACAAGGCGCACGGTTGCGCCATTTTCGAGATACCCGTGGACAGTTTGGTTCAAGGAAGTTCTTGTGACTCTAACCTCTCCAACAAGGCTATTCTCTTTGCGAATCTTGACCAAGCTTTGGTGAATACGGTGAAGTTGAATCTTGAAGATTTTCTCTGTTTCACGTGTGTAACCCAAAGGAATGTGGTAATTGCGCTCTGGGAGTACAAATTCTGCCCCTAAGTTACATGAAGGCAAGTTCTTCAACATATAGGGTTTTAAGGAAATATCCACATCTTTTGTAATCCACAAGTGAAGCTGAATGGGAATTTCAATTCCCTCGACCTTCAAGGTAACAGTGCGGTCAATCTTAATATCTAAGTCCAAACCGTCTTGAACATACTCCAAATCACCCCACAAACGAGTGTTGAACTTGTACTTCTTATCATGGTACAACTGTTTCAACACATTTTTAACTACTTGCTTTTCCCAATAGTCTTTAATCTCTTGTGTGACCTTTACAAATGGGGTCGAAGGTAGTTTGGTTAAGTCTAAATCTGCTTTCTTTTCTTTCAAAAATACCAACTCCTTCTAATTATTTACCAAACATAAACTGTTCTTGGTCTTTTACAAATTGCTCTGTGTAGCGGTCTAAGCGCATGTACATAGCAGCCTTTGAAATTCCTTGTTTTTCCGCCCACTGGAGGACTGGGATACCCTTGAAATAAACAGCCTTAATGTCTTCTCGCATTTGTTTTGTTGTCTTATCTTTCAAGTAAGTCTTTAACTTAGTTGGTGAGACTCTGAACAAGTCTTCTTCAAACTCTTTAAAGGCACTTGCTACAACATTATAAGGGTAAAGCTTCGATAGAACCTCTGGTGTTGCTTCTTGGTAGGCTACAACACCACTTACCCTGTTCTTACGAGACTGCACTTTAACCTCTTTTTGAGCTTCAAGCCACTTCTTAAAGGGAACTTCAAGACCTCGGCTAAGACCTACCAAGTAAATTGTCTGCTCTTTGAATGGGAAACAAGTGAAATGCAAGATTTCAATCCCCTCTGCACTTGCAAAAGCGTGTACTAAAGACGACAACTTAGACAAGCGACCTAAACCTACAACCTCAGACAACTCATGAAGTGAAATAAGTTCACTGTTGTCAATCTTAGAACCGTCTTTCAAGTATTTATCGCTCTCGATAATTTCTTGATCCGTTAACGGAGCTTTGTCTACATAAGTCACACCTCTGACGCGAGACTTCACTTCCCCTGTTCGAACAGGTTTACTTGCAAGACCAATTCGCCCACTTTGCAAGTTGTAATTAAAGGACGAGTCTTGAATTTGATACTTAATTCTGTACTCACTCCTTGTTAAACCTACTTCTGCTACCATAATACGCTCTAAATTACCTTTCATATCAATTTTCTCTCTTATTATATCACAATTTTTAGTAAAAGTCAAGAAAATAAAGCAAATCTATGAAAACCACTTGGAAATCTTGGAAAAGAAAAAGGAAGAACTAAAGTTCTTCCTAGGCGTATTAACGTTAAAGAAGTGGGTAATCCACTACGGTTGCGCCTTCTTCGGAAGGATACCCCTTAACCCCTCTGTACAAAGCTCTTTCAAGCCCATCTAAACCATGTGAAGAAGAGTTGACCAACTGAGCATCTGAACCGTCTAGCAAGTTCTTCAAGTTGTAAATAGTGCCGTGACCGACAAAGCGCTTCACAACAACTACAATGTCAAAGTCTTTCAACTTTTCAGGTATAACTTCTGTGTCGTTATGAGAACTAGAGTCAATAAATTCTAGCTCTTCTGCTTTCTTTTCAGTTAGAACAAGAGACTTAAAGCGCTCGACTTGAGACTTTGGTAAACCAATAATAGCAACTTTCTTATTAACTAAGTCAAAGTCGTATTTGGAAAAGGTTCTTGTAGGTTTTGGGGATGCCGCGGAGGAAGACGTTGGTTTGATTTGGTTGTCTTTGTGAACCCACGCAATTCGTGGAATCTCACCTTCTTTAATAACCAAATCTACGGAGTGTGCAGTCGCTAGACGATAATTCTTCACTAGGTAGTCATTAAGGTTGAAGACACCACAACGAGAACCGTAGTCTCTCAGAGAGTTACCCTCTGCGTCAGAAGGTACATAGTAACCCTCTTCATCTTTGTTTAAAAGGCAGTTCTCAACGTAGGTAAAGCCTGTTTTAGGTTCCAGTCTCTTTTCATACGAAATATCATAAATGCGAGAACCTGAAAGACTAAAGGTAATCACCAAGTCATGACTTAAATCAAAACGCTTGTAAACCTCAAAGTTATGAGCGTAAAGGACTTCTCCTGTTTCTACGTCTTCAATCTCAAAGCCACGCTCGGTAAGGAGGACAACACCACACAAGTCTCCTTTAGCACCTGCTGAAAAGGTACGAGGACACCACTTATAGTTAAACGTTTCTTTAGGAGGTTCAATCTTTTCAATTTCATCAATGTCAACTACAGGTAAGCCAACCATAGGTTCTTGTGGCGCTTGACCCTCAGACAAGAGCTTGTGGTCTTCTGAAGATACCGCAGTAAGGTTGGAATCTGTCTCTTGGTAAGGTGTTGAGTGGTGTAGGGTCAAAGGTGAGCCTTCCTTGAACAAAGGAGCTAAGAACTCTCCGAAAGTCTTATTCTCAAAACCTAGAAACTGCTTTGCGAGGTTTAGGCGTTCTAAATCACCCTCTAGTAAAATCTCTTTAATTGTTTTGCGAAATTCAGTCAAAAAATTATCTGTAAAATCCATTGATTTAAACCTTCTTGTTCTTTCTATTTGCTTTTCGTGCTTTGTCTAATATCGGAGTAAACTGTTGTCCGTAGGTACAAATATCGTCCCACTTCACTCTTGGTTGTGGGCTAATTTCTAATGTAGTTGGGTCTACAAAACTCTTTGTGACCTTACTGCAATTTCTGTATCTTTCCTTGTAGCAATAACAACAGACAAAGAAAGTCAAACCTTTACGCTCTAAAGCAAACAACTGCTTTACCTTACGGTGGCAAATATCACAAGGTGTAGTCAAAGGCGCTTTTGAAGATACCGTAACTGTGGGTGTGAACGAATTGTCAAAAGTTGTTTCAATGTCGAAAGCTACTGCTTTAGGAGTTGTTGGGTTCATTAAGGAGTTTAAATCTACAAAATCTCTTAACTTCATTTTATTTTGCTTTTCCTTTCTAAAATATAAGAAAACCTAAAGAATTTTGGGATACCCAAAGGTAGTTTTATACTGGGATTCTTGCACTATGTAAAAAACTTTCAATCTTTTCCATAGCTTCATTTATTTTTGTTATTACTCCTGAATTAGAGTAAAAATTACAAGGGACAGTAATCTTCGCAGTAATAAGCTCATTAACAGAATTTGAAAAATCCAACACTAAACCTTCAGAGCCTAGATTAAACTTCATAGCACGTGAACCTGCAACTTCCTTAGAAACTTCAACACGACCAAGACTAACACTAGAAAAATCTGTCACAACAACTTGAAATTGATTAAAATTGAATGTAAGCAAGGAATTTGTAAAATCGTATTTCAAATCAAACTCATAGAAACGACCACCTGTCAATTCAAATAGAACTTGCAAAGCGTTTACTAACCCTGAAATATGATTAAACCAATATTGAATAGGGTTCGTAGTAGTTGTCGTACCCAACATTCTGTTCATTTTAGCTCGCACTTCTTTCTCAGAATAAATTGCAAGAGTGTACGAAATATCAGAGTAATGCTGAACCAACTGCAATGTACCTAAAAATTGGTTTACTACAACCTCCATCTGCAATTTAGAACGTAGTGTAGAGTTCAAACTATCAAGCTCTCGTTGTAACTTTTCACTTAACTTAAATAGAGGAACTTCAACTTGTGGAGCTTGTTTCTTTTGTTCAAGCTCTTTCAAAGCTTGTAATTTAGACATTTCACTTTGTAAGTCCAACAAGCGGGTATCAATAACGTCAATTAAATCCATTTTAATCTACTGCCTCTCTATACTTAAATAAGAGTTCAAATGACTCTAAAATATCAAATTTCCGACTAGGGTGTGGTGTGAACATGTAAAGACCACAACTCAACCTAAATTTCAAACCTGACTTGTTCAACTTCAAAATAGTGTCTGTGTCTATCTGAGTCTCAAAAGCAACTACACCAACTAAGTTTAACTTGTTATCAGAACCCAACCGAATCTTGGAGTGTTCACTTAGGGGAATTTCAAACTCATCTACTTCATTTTGAACAAACTGAAGATTAGTTTTAGTTAAAACAGACAACAAAGTTTCTACTAACTCAGCTCTTTTCTTATTTGTAAAGCAAAGTCTCGGTACAGTTGAACTGAGCGTACTTACATAAAAGTAAGGTTTCATATATTTTCTCGCTTTCTACTTTATTTTCTTTATTATATCAAAAAAGACGAAATTTGTCAAATAAAAAGAGAGGATACCGCTAGGTAAATCTCTCTTTTTTCTTATTTGTAAGTCCACAACTCCCCTTGAGAAGTTTTCTCTCCATATACAGGAAGCTCACCTAGAATATCAATTACTACTCTAACTAACCATGGAAGTGGAACACCTTCAAAAATTTTAGAAACAACTACAGTATCCGCAGTATCTACACAAGGTAAATCCAAATAGTAATCTTGTGAGGTTTTGATGTACATTGATTTATTATCACCTGTAAAGAAATAACGAGCGAAAACCTTAAACTTATTAAGTTCGGTGCGCATAATCTCTACATTTGCTCCTGTTTTAGTATTCTTAATAGTTACATAATCTAAGTCGTTAGAGTAGATAAAGTTAAATTCTAAATTAGAGTCAAAATCAAGTATTGAACCTAAAGCATGGTAATAAGGTAATTGAACCAAATAAGGACGCATAAAGTCTAAAAACTCAACTACTGTAATAGACTCTAGTAAGGTTTCACTATAAAAAGGAACAGTAGAGTTAGGTAGACTAAGAGCAAATCGTACTTTAGAATCATTTTCCTTTTCAAATCTATACTGCACCTTGTAAGTTTCCCCTAAAGCTTCAAACTGTGGAATTAACTCAAAATAGCTATCTACATTACCTTTAAGAGAACTTAAGAACAAATCCACAGATTGTTCCCACACTGAGTGATATTTATCTATATCAGTTTCAAATTGAGTCTTCAAAGCCTTTACAAATGTATCTGATATAACCTTTTTCGAGTAAGGGTTTTTAGTAAAGTCGGATAAAGCTACAAGCAAAGGGTAGTTTTTCATAACCTCTTCCCTTACATAATCAAATTGAGTTTGCAAATTATCAGTAGTAGGTAATACCTTAAATTTCATGTTAAAATTCCTTTCGTTATTCAAATCATTTAAATCTCTTTCGCAAGTGCAAGATACCGCTCTAAAGTTTCTTCGAAACTTGAAACTGGGTAATGTTTCAAGCTCAGAATCAAACTAACAACCCCGCTATCTAGTTCATAGAGCAAACCTTTATTATAAAGGCGCAAAACCTTAGTAGTGTTTACAAAAGGCTCTGGATCGTAATCTTCAACTAAGCGAAGACCACCTTCCTCAGAATAAACCAAATCATAACGATTGTTGACTTTAAATCTGAAAGAGTCATCTCCTGCTTGTTTTAATTCTAAATCGTAATCAAACATGGCTTTGTAAGCTATAGTTTCTAGTGCTTGAGCCACAGTTTCGCTCGTGAAAGTGTGATTGCCGTAGACTGTTTCCGTGACATAAGTTGTACTCTGTTTTACCATTGTTTAACTTCCTTTTCTCATTTTATTGATTTAATTATATCAAAAAGTTTTAAATTTGTCAAGCAAAACGAGAGGATACCGCTAAGGTAGAATCTTCAATCAACTTAATCTACCACAAGGTGAATGGTGCGCTCAGTTGTCTTAGTGTGACCAAACCAATCCTTTCGTGTGTCCTCAATGACCACTGTGTTTATGTGGTGTACTGGTGTTCCGTCTGTGAAAGTTGCTTTCATATCAACATTATCAAGCGTTAAAAGCTCTTCTTCCCCTTCGACTCGGAAGTTTACACTGCGAAGACCTCTTGAGAAAGCTCTTGAATCAACTGTTCCATTGAAGTCACGTGTTTCGACTACTTGTCTACTTTCAGTTGTTTCAACCCCACCAACATAAACTGCCATGAGGAAAAGAATAAGAGACATAGAGCTGACTTGAGTTAAAAGTGTCAAGAAAGTCATGCGATTTACATTGATACCCCTCAACACTGAGACCAAAGCTCCTAGTAGTGCAATAAAAGCGAAAACTCCAAAGAGTGTACTTACAAGCCAAGACTTATCAGCCACACCAACTTTAAACAAGAAGACCAAGACAAAACCCCACAAAAGTGCTGAATACCCAAGGAGAGTTAAATCCTTTTTCCAATCTTTATCTAATTTAAACATCAAAACCCCACTTTCTAGTTACCCATCACTTTGTACAAAACCCACATTGCGCCTGTAATCAAAGCACCTACTACTGCAACTCCCATGATAATTTTGCCAATTTTCTCCCAATCCAAATAACCTTTGCTCTGAGTAACAGTATCTTCAACCTTTTGTTGAGGTTGACTGGTTTGTGTTGTAGAAGTCAGAGCAGGATTGGTTAAAGGAGTTTGGTAGGTGTTGTAACTGTTGTAAGTGTTATGGCTTGACCCATTGAAAAGCAAGTTGTACCAAAGCAAGTTCTCAAAGAAAGAGTTACCACCAAAGGTTAAACCACCTCCATAGTAATTGTTGGTAGTGTAGAAAGATTTGCGCTCTTTCTCATCCTCTTTTTGGTTATTGTAACCACTACGGAAAGCACTTCGAGGGTAGAAAGAACTTCCTCTAAAAGAAGAACTACTACTGCTTGACTTACTTGAAGAGGAACTAGACTCATTTGATTTAGTTCCTACTCTTTTCCCCACGTGTGTCTTAGGGTCAGCCTTTGAGGGCGATTTTGGGGATACCGCTGAGTCAGACTTAGGTGTGTTTCCGTTGTTTGAGGACTTAGCACCTCCACCACTTGATTTAGAGCCACTTTCAGACTTAGAACCACCTGTTTTAGAGCTACCACCGGACTTGGAACCGCCTGTCTTAGAGGAACCGCCCGACTTGGAACCTCCTCCTGATTTAGAGCCTCCTGATTTAGCTCCGCCACCACCACTTCGACCACCGCCGTGACCACCGCCATGACCTCCACCGTGACCTCCACCGTGACCACCTCTTGCTTCAACGAGTGTAGGGGAAATTGTGGATACCGCTAGTAAGCTGAGGGTTAAAATTGAAACTAATTTTAGACGTTTCTTCATAAAATTTTCCTTTCTTTAACTGAACTTACTCAAATTCAGTTATTGCTACATTTGAATTTTCTAATTTGCGATATAGAAAGTCTAATTTTCTAGTGTCTGTATAGTAGTCGTTGGCACGCCTACCAACAATTACTACGTTGTCGTCTTCTTTTCGTTTTCTTGACATGATGAGACCTTGTTATTCTTCACTTTCTTTCCAAACAAACAAAGCACCTAAACTGTTTAGAATATAAAATAGGTACTTACCAACGTTAGCAAAATTCCCTTGGATAAAGGCTTTAGCTAACTGCACAAAGTTGTAAAACAACCAAAAGCTCCATTGAGTTGTGAGTTTAAGTGCGTTGAGACCGTTAGCTACCAAAGACAAGGCAAAAGCTACTGTTGTCACATAGGCAAGAGGGTTCATTTGACCTCGATACCCAATGTAGTTAGTGAGGTATGAGAAAGCAAAGGCTAGGACAACTAAAGCAGGTACAATCCAATTCAAACGAGCTTTTGAAATAGTGTTGGCTTTGCCGTCTTGCGACTTATTCCACCAATAAATAGCACCAAGATAAATCAAGAAGGTTACTGGGTAGGTAATGATGGCAGCTTTATTGCCTAAAATATAGTCAATTAAGCCAGACAAAACTGCATTGATAATACCTAGATAATTCCCTAACTTACTCAATTTCCCAGTAAACCGAGTGGACATCATGGAAATCGCGACATTTACTACGGAAATCCAACCAAAAGGAATGAAGACTGTCCATGCTCCCCAATCAACTAACTGGTTGAGCCATTTAGTGTGATACCCTGCGGAAATTGCGATTGTGAGGACTAGAATTACTCCTAGCAAGTCAAACCACTGAGAAGTGGCGAATTGTTTTAGTTTTTGTTTCATAAAATTTTCCTTTCTACTCAGTAACCAATGTGACTTGTACAGTTACTTTATCATTATCTTCATTATCCAATTCTGTCAAACGAGAAACTAGAGAGTCAAAAGTTGACTGCAAATCAGTTGACGAAACACCTTCTTGCAATGCTTGTACTGTTGCACTTTGTACTTTATTGAATTGAAGAGTGACTTTAGAATCTGATTCTTTAGTGTAAGGTAATAAAGTGATTGAATCATTACAAAACCACTCAATTTGACCTTCCAATTTAACCGTATAGCGATCTATTTGAGACTCATAAGAAATATAGAGTTGGGAATCAATAATACGAGGTAGTTTAGAACTGTAAACATAAAGTGAAAGTTCTCCTCCAAGTTGACCTTCGAAATACGGTGGAACACCAATATCCAAAGCACACAAGAATTTTAACAAATCAAGTTGTTGCTCCACTGCAGAAAGTTGCTCCATCAACTCACTACATTTAACCGCTTCCTCAAAAGTATAGACCAAACTAGGTACAAAAACTTTACCTTTACCATAATAAAGAGCAAGTTGCTTGTAACTTTCCAAGGCAAGTTCTTCTTCACTAAGAGTCAGCACATCAGACTTGCGAGCAAGGAAAAGTGGGATACCGCTATTGCTGAGTTGGTCATTTACATAAGCAAGTTTGCTTTGTAGTTGGACGTCTCCAAATAGTAAGTCGCCCGTTTCTGCTGCCTTCAACTGCTCTTCCAAAGGTATAATGAGATGATCAAGGTCTAAACAACCCTCATATTCCTCTCTTACCCAATATTCAAGCTCTTTTCTTAGTTCTTCTGTTGTTTTCATTAGTTTATCCTACCTTTAATCTACTCAAACTTAGGTTCAATCGCTTCGTAAAACGTAGCCAATTTATCTTGCAATTCTTTTGCCACCTCACCAAGCTCAGTGAGTTTTGTGAATGAGCTTTCCACAGTCAGTTTTTGCTTAAAATCTGATAAGTAATCACTATCACTATAAGAGTCGGGGTTCGCTTGGGTCACCAAGGATACCCCACCATCTAAGAAATAAATGCTTGAAAACTCAGCTTCAAAATTAAGTTGTTGGCTCAAGTTTAAGTTGTAGGGGTGTTTTGCAGTCAAAACACAGTCATAAGAGTCTAAAACGAAATGGTTCAATGTAAAGTAAAGCTTGCTAAATGCGTTATCGTAAGAAGTAAATGTAACTCCATAGAGACCATCTTGTGTCACCCTTGATTTAACTCGCTTTAGAAAACCAAGAAGCCCCAAAGCATCTGCTACCCAATTTCGAATACGTTCAACGGTAATATCTCGGTTGTAACTCTCTACAGAACCATAGAAAATGCACTTGTCTTTAAGGTCAAGAACTTTAATCTCTGAGAGACCGTCTGTTGATTTGTCATCTTTAACCAAGAATACCCAATTCTGTTTGTAATTGAGACTCAAAGCTAGACCTAACTTATACTCTGCCAACTTATCTTGTAACTGCTGAATGAACTCAGCCAAACTCTCGTCTTCAAGCAAACTTGCTGCTTTTTCTTTGTTCAAACTCTCTTGTGCTCGCAACAACTGTTGCTCTGCTTTTAGAGAACTTAGTTTTGCTTCTAGCTCTTCAATTTCTTGATCCACGTTTGTTGTCATGTATTTGTCCTTCTTTTCATTTATTTTCTTAATTATATCAAAAACAAAATAAAAAGTCAAGAACTAACCTTGACTTTTGTTGAGTTTGTGGGATACCACAAGTGTAAACCTAGCGATAAGATTTAAAGCTACGGTTAATGTATCTTCGGTTTTTGTGCGCAGTCCACAAAAGGCGGAGACCTTCTTCTGTTTGAAGGTAAATAGTTTCTACCACACTTGTTAGAGGTTTGTGGTCTGGTGTGCAAGCAGTTACTTTGCTGTGGAAAACTGCAGTCAATTGAACCTCAACTCCTTCTTCAGTTGGAAGGTTGAAGTCTCGGATACCGAGAACTGTTGGTACTTCTTGAAGTTTCATGTGTCAAACCTACTTTCTAATATTTCTCTTTCTCCAAAGCAGAGTCAACCCCACCTAACGTCAACATAAGCCAGTTAAGGGGAGAAGCGTATTCACGTTTCAAGGTATGCACATCGAAACCTAGAGAAACCTTATTTGCAATGTAAACTCGCAAGTAATCCCAATCAAGGTGCGCTAAAGGTTTAATAGGCACATAAGTCTTAGTATCTGGTGTGGTGAAACAAAGGACACCAACGGAGTAAACCTCTTCAAATCCATGAAGGTTTTCCTCAACATATTTAGGTTTTGTAATCCCAATGTTACTGAGAAAACTTGTCTTAAATTCGTCAGACTCAACACTTAAAGGAGTTAGAGTATCCCAAAACTGACTGAGGAAAGTCATATCATAAGCGTCCATAGGGTTTTCTGTTGGGAATTGAGCTTTTGGCACAAATACTGCGCAAAGTTGTACTGTTCTTTTCATCTTATTTTTCCTTTCAAATTCGTCTAGGTAGACGTTCTTTTTTCTCAAAATTAATCTAAGTAAACTTTCTTTTCTTTCAAAGTTTTATCGTAATCTAAGTTGTATTGCCTACTAAAATAACCATCGTAATCTCTAGCGTAAAGCTCAAAATCCTCTATTTTTAAGGACGCAGCTAATTCATAAAGTTCTTTAATTGTCAAAAGTCTTCACCTCATAAGCAATCTCAACTAATAGCAAAGCAATTACGACTATCAAAGAAGCGCCTGCCCAAGTTTCCAAATAAAAGCGAACTTGAGTATTAGGTACAAAATGCCAAACTAAAAGAGAGAAAATAGTTGGAATAAGCGCCAAGGTACGAAGCACTTGTACCTTGCGACCAAAGTTCAAAGACTTATAAAATTCGATTGCTGAGTTCATTTTCTTAACTCCTTTCTACCAAACTTCAATATCATGTGAGCCACAATTTGAGCAGTGCAAATCCTCAGTGGACTCTCCTGTGAACACAGATGTCAAGGTTTTATATCCACAAACTAGACAATCTACTAAAACGTAACCTGCATTCATTTTATCTAAACTTTCCACTTACTTTCTACTTAAAAATAATAAAAATACTGCGCTTGAACTTACATAAAGACCTAGAGCAACGTAAAATAAAATTTCTGTTACTTGGTTATAAATAACTTCTCCGAGAAAGAAGGATACCGCTAGACCGATAAATAAACCTAATGAAACCCTATCTAAATAGCTAATATAATGTTGGCACTTATTTCGAATTTCCTGCGGAAAGCAGTCAATCAACTTAGCTAAATAAGAACCATCCTGTAAAATAGGTATAAGCACTAATGTAGCTAACGCACCTAAAACAAGCAAAATTCTAACAAGCAAATTATCTTCTTGTGTGAAGAATAACCCCGCAACCCACTGAGTAAAGGCAAATAAACCAAAGTAACCTAAAGGGTAACTTAGCAATAGCAACTTCTTTTTGAACATAAAATACCTCAAATTAAAACCGTAACCTACTTCTGATTAGTTTCGTTAAACAGAAGCTTCACTAGAAATTCCGGAGAAATGTTAGAACCCCAATTTTCGACTAGGATACCGAAAGTCTCTTTATCCACAGACACTTCATAAGTTTTACTGAAGGGTACGAGTAAATCAACTTTAGTATCACTATCGACTTGTTGACCCTTTGAAAACCCCTTAGACACACACTTAATTGTAAAGTTTTCTTTACCTAATAGAGAAGTGAGAATTGTTTCTACATCTTCAAAATCTTTTACTAAAGGGTTTTCTTCTACCAAATTAACTAATTTGTTGATCCAATTTAAATTTAGAATTGACATTAGAAATACCCTCCTAATCTACATAATGAGCTATAAACTTAGCAAGATTAAACCCATAGTTTTCCATCTCAAACTCAGTTACAATCAACTTATCTTCCATTCGTTTTAGAAAAGATTGTACTTGTTGTAGGGTTAAATCAAATTTTTCCTGTAAATCACCCCAAGTATAAGTTTCAAAATCATAAACTTGTGCTGGGAAACAGCTGCGTTTGTCCGTTTCTTGTACTTACGAGCAAGGTACTCCATCAATGTTTTATCCGTAGACAAACAAACGCACTGTTTAGCGCTAAATGTATCAGAGATTGTGTCTACAAAGTTCAAATAAATAGCGTAAAGTTTCATTCTACCACCTAACCTAACTTCTGTAATTTTTCTCGAAGAATAGATAACAAAGAAATACCCGGACGTTCTGCAAACAACTCCGTAACATAAAACTTATTGTTAGTTTGCTTATCTGTATTCTTAATAGTCAAACGAATAAGTTCTTCCCCTACTTGAATATTATATACTCGAACTTCTTTATCTGGGAGCAAATAATCATCATTTCGGTTACCTCCGTATAAGCTAAAATGTTTATTCGAAATTTGAGAATCTAGTAAGGATACCGATTTATAACCGAATTGTGACTGTAAGACACTTTCTACTCCATTAAAATTTAAAATTAAAGGGTTTCTCTCAATTAAAATCAATGTGGTTGTAAATAAATCTGTAAACGTTTTAGGTTGTTTCATAGTTGAACCTCTTCTTCTAATTTTCTCTATTATACCAAATTAAAAAGAAAAAGTCAATAAGAAAAGAGCAGTTTTGCTCTTTTCTTAACTTTTCTGAACGTTTGACCAACGAATAACATTCTTATTGTATGGACTAAACTTACTGTAACGAACAAACCATAAGACAATCAACATAGCAATAATTAAACTACCGAAAAAGATAAATGCGGGTACAAGACCAAAAGTTGTCACATAAGTTCCGTATTGTTGACCTGTTACCAACCCAGTTGTGCTATTAAAAGGATTCGGAACAGTTGGATCATAAGAACCTTTGAAGAACCACAGTGTAACCAATCGAACCAACGGACTAATCGCAACTGCGAGGATACCGGAAATCAATAAGAACCAGTATTCTAGGTGGTTCAGCCGTTTGTAAGCCTTGCTCTTTTCTTTTGCACAAGTTAAGTACAAACGGTCTTTCAACTTGAAGTATTTGCAATAAACGTAAGGACTTTCCAGTTGTCCCATGATGAGACCTAAATAATCATATTCCATAGTCTCAATGTTAGTCACATCAACTGTAAACTCAACAGAGTCAAGCTCTTTGGCTTTCTCAACCTCTGGTTGAATAATCTCAGTTAGATGGTTTAATTTAGCTCGCTCAGTATTTAAAGCACTGTCGTCAGTCAACAAAGAGTGATATTTAACCAATAACGCTGAGTAAGAATCGTTTTTAAATAGTTGCATAGAACTTTCCTTTCAAATAAATTACGCTTATAATTTTATCACAAAACGCTCGGTTTGTCAATAGAATCGAGCGTTTCGAAGTATAAAGTAGACTCCAACTTCTTGCCCCATGAAGTTTTTCTGAACCAATTCACATATAAGTCGAGTGAGCCTAAAGAAATGACTACAGACAAAAGGAATGACAAGAAAACATAGAAAATAGAACTAAGTGGAGGTATCATCGGATGATTCGGTGTCGGTAAGTTCGCACTCAAAAAATCAAAAAGACCATAAAAAGCAAGGCAACTTATAGTAAAAGCAAGAATAGGAAGTAACATGTAACCTAGAATAAAAGCAAAAACTTTTAGGAGATACCGAATGTACTCTTCTTTGGGTTTGTTTTTGTAAAGGGTTAGTTCAAAATCGTTGTCTGCCTTAGTCCACTTGTAGTAAGTGTAATCAAGGTTCAAATCCTCAATAACCTCTGGGAGTAAACCTAAACTAAAAGGCTCAGTTGAGAGGATACGGAGAATTAGTTTTTCAGAACCACATAACGAAGGAGAAAAACTCAAAATCTTAGTCATTATACCAAAAACCTTATCTCTCACCGATTGAGACATAGGAGAGCTAACAATAGCTTTAGGCAAGAATACATAAGCATCATCGAAATAAGCTTGAATAATTTCAGTCATCTTCCACCACCTTATCAAATCTTAATGTATGTTTAAATTCTTCAGCAAACTTAAAGTGACGGAAAGCCAAGGAAGAACTGATATTGGCGAGAATCCAAATTACGGATACCCCAACTAGTGCTAGTAAGTATTCAAACAAAGTTGGAGTAAAGAAAGTAGGTTGCAATAAGTCTAAATAAGTCTTTGAAAACAAATAAACTGGAACTGAAAACACCAAAGCAAAAACAAACCAAAGTAAAACTCGCAAAATATAGGCTCTGTGAAGCCGAGAAATCGCGTCTGGGCGATTTTTATAGAGAGTGAGGGTAAATATACCATTTTCTTTTTCTAAGCGAGTATACGCAATTTTAGAGCCACATTTTGTTAAAGCTTTTGAGAGCAAACTATAGTCAAACTTCGAAAGGTCTAAAATAGGGAAAGTTAAATTATCCAACTCATTTTTCTTCATAAACTCTAACTGGGGAGTTAATGTTTCAACCATAAACCCAATAGTTTTGTTATCTAACTCAGCTTGACGGGCTTTCTTACGTTGTTCCAATTCTTTCAATTTTCTATTTTCATCACCAAATAAAAATCCTAACCAGAACATTATCAAAGTCCTTTCCCAAGCTGAAATTCCAAGGATACGGTGTGACTTCCCCTAAGTCCTGTAATTGTAATTGTCTCCGAACTTGCAGAGAAACCAAATGGATATTGTAAGGCTTGTCTTACTTCTCTTGTAGTTAAAGGTAGCAAGTCATTAAACCACACATGAACCTCAGTGTCTTGCAACTCTGTGAAGTCTAAGTGAGCTGAGTTGTGCATTACCTTTTCAATTCCAGTAGGTGAAATAACTGCAACTTTTACCCAATTAGGTGCAAGTGCTTGAACTACTGCTACTACTTTACCCCTCAAATAAACATAAGTGTGGTAAACATAACCGTCCGACATAGGATTAATTGAACCCTCAATTTTAAAATCAAATTCATAGTTATTAAGCTTACCGTAACTATAAAAATCTTCGCTTACCAATGCTTGTTGGATAAAAGCTGAAAGCTTTCTAAACGCACCCTTCTGTTTTTGAGAGTACGGAAATGTTTCAAGTAAAATTGTATCCATCTTTCTCCTTCTTTCTAAACCAAATCAAACTCAAGATATAAGTTGAACTCATTCTTTCTGCTATGAGGTGTGAGCCACAAACCTTTAACCTTATAAGGTTTTTCAATGCGCTCAAGGGAACGCATGAGACCATGTAGTTCTTTCATGTTATCAATGTAGTAGTGTGGACTTGCGCCATAATTATAAGTCTCAACTTTACCATATTGGCGCAATTTAGAACGAGATACCCCACTGGTGTTTTTCAATAAATTGTAAAATCGCTCTCTGTCTCCCATATTAGACGAGAACCAAATTTTTGTTGAGTTCATGTTAAATACCTACCTAATCTACTTCTTTAATATGCTTTTCAGCGGAGCTACTTAACTTTTCAATAGCACTTACAAGAAGTTCTTTGATGTTTGCTTTCTCAGTACGGAAATATCGTGTAAGTAAGAGAGATATGTGACGGTCATTTATAGTCAAAGGAGTCCCATCTTGTAAGGTTAAGTTCACATTTGAACCGTACAATTTATTTGCTACTACTTCACCATAAAGAGAAGAGCTTCCTACTTCAAAATTCAATTTACACTCAATTTCATAAAAGCTTGAATCTGAAGGGTTTAGAAGTAGTCTTAAACTATAAGTTGACGTAGTATAGTCCAAATCATGTACATTCCAAAGAACTTTACTTTTACTGTATAAGTTTAACCTATCAATAAGACGATACGAAATTGCAAAGTCCAAATAAAACTTCAACCAAAGCTCAAAATCTTCAACTTTAGTTGAGTCATAAACGTTATAGAACCTATGACCTCCAAAATTGGGGAAAATAGAATCCTCAATTTTCCAATGATTTGAGGAACCTCCTAAATTGGATACCGATAAAGTAAAGCGTTGAACTGAAAACAAAGGTTTATACTTATCAAACAACTCTTGTTCTTTTTGAGTTAAAATAGTTGGGTTCATACTAAACACCCCCTTTATCAAAGCATAGTTTCAAAGCAAACTCAGCTAGTTCATCTGTTGAAATTTCTCGAACTGAGCTACCGTAACTATCTTCATTTTCTAATGCTGACTTCAAAGCTGCAAGAGCTAAAAGTCGGTCTCGCTTATTCATCAAGTCTTCTACAGACAAGAAAAGCTCTCCATCAAAGTCAAAAGAATCTTCATCTGCTTGGTGGATACCGCTAGGTAATTCAAAGTTACCTACTGTAGTTTTAATCAAATTGTCTTCAATCTTTGCTACATATCCCACTTCAAATTGGTTATCTGGATAAATAGACCGAGGGCGAGACTTGTTCTCATAGTGGTCTACATAAATTTCTTGACCTAATGTAAATTGGTCTTTTGTTAAGTGTTGTTCTAACATAACTGTTCTTTCTATTTATTATCTAAATAAGAGTTCAAACCTAAATTCAGTTGTGTAACTTTCTCAATCTCTTCCCATTTGTTTTCAAACGTATCTTTGTACTCATCAGAAGGTGGTTGAGTTTTCGAATACGACACTATAGCTAACAACTCCTCTAAGGTCAACTTAGCTAATTTCATAGGTTTAATCGAATGTTCATAAAAATCTTCGTGTACAACAGTCTTTACAATCTCACCTTTGTCCGTCATGTGAAACTTATGTTCCAACAAGACTTTACCTAAAGGGTCTACGATAGCGTGAGTCCCAAAATGTTCCTCACTTAAAGCCAAGTAATTCAACAAAATTTGAACATCTGACCCAACAGTTTGTACTGCCCTTAATAATTGTTTTGTTCTCATTTTTACCTCCGCTAGTTTGTGACAACAGGAACCAAGTTCCAAACAAAAACAAAATCCAAACCTGTTTCATGGTCTAAATAGTCTGACTTTCGCTCACATTTACCGATGTAGCTACCCCACTTAGACCAACGGAAACCACCATAATTGCTTACATCATGATTGTTCCAAATAGGAGACATTAACAAAACATAGCCAAACTTAGTAGAAACCCCACAATAATCAAGAGTGTGAGCTAGTTGTTTTCCTAGCCAATATAAGGTACCGCCACTAACAGAATTGCTTGTAAAATACACTTCTAAAGCCTTTTCTAAATAAACTTTGACCTGCGTGGCATTGTCGGATACCCCAAAGAAGTTACTTGTACCATTTGTTTCTCTACGAGACAAAACTTTGGAAGTTGTTAATGTTTCAATATCTTGTTTACCGTTTAAGTGAGTTAAGTAAACTCCTTTAGTGTCTAAATCTCTACTATCTTCTTCAACAATTTGTGTATGTTGAGTTTCTAAAGACTCAGAAAACCAAGGAAATTCTTGATTGTACACAATCTGAGAGTGCGTTTCCTTCAAAATAGGTTTCCAAGGTTGAAAACGTAACGAATCATCATTTTTCACACCTAGTAAGCGAGGGTCTTCTTCTTGCATCTCTTTCCAAAGAAACTCACGCAAATCTAACTTAGCTTGATCATATTTCAACTCAGTGTAAGGAATTGTTGGGAGAGTTGGTTGATACCCCTTGCTAGTTACAGTTAGACTATAAGGTTTGGTTGCAATCACTCCTTGCAAATAATCAAACAAAGGTTTAGAAATCTCCACAACTTGAACTCCTGACTCTCTTAACGGAACAGACAAGTTAAGACCCTCCAAAAAGGTATACACCTCTTCTTCCGTCTCACAAAGAGAGTGTACATAATACTTATCTGAATCCTCTAACCAAGCTGCATAATAAGATTTAATTGAAGTCATAACCTATTTCTCCTTACAATCCAAAGCCTTTTGGAACTCTTCCAAGGTATGAGCGGTTCCACCCTTGTTTATCAAAACATAGTAGTCAATTAAATCATTCCAATCTTCAATATAAGAGTGAACAATGCTGATTGGATACCGCTTGATATTTAACCATTCTTGAAACGATAGGTCAGTTACATAAAACTCTCTACCTTCAACTGTAATAGGAAATTCCCCAGTAAGAAATTCCAAAATAGCAGTAAAACGTTGCTGTCCGTCAAACAAAACATGATCCATTTTGGCACGTTTTTCCTCTTCATCGAACCACCAATCGTTTAGGTAAAACGCACCAATAGGCAAACCATTGAGCATAGATAAAATCAACTGTTCTTTCTGCTCTTGTGTCCAAACCAACCCACGTTGAAACTCAGGGAACCAAGAACCGTTAGGATGTTCCTCACAATACGTTGTATAAGTATTGTACAAACTTTCAAAGCTAGAGGAATATGTGTCACAACGAACCATTTTAATATCAAGACCTTTATTTTCTCGATTTGGTTTAAATTTATATAAGTTACTCATCTGGTATAATCTCCTTAAAATATATGTTTTTCAATTCTTTCTCAAACATAAAGTAAAAATACTTCCCTTGTGCTACATAGCTTCGAACTGCACGTACAAAAGCTAATTGTCGTGTTTTGGAACTCTCAAGTTTCAACTGGTTCGTCTCATTTAATTTCAAATTCAAAATGCGAGTGATGTATTCTTTTTGACGAGGTGAAAGGTCAGATTCAGACCAGATACCTAATTCGCGCGCAAAAACCTTTCGTAAGTCTTTAAATAACGCTTTGCGGTTGCGTTGTCCATTATGGAAAGTCTTTGCTGGAAAACCATTACAACCTTGATAAAGCCCATCTATTACTTGTTGTTCTAGTTTATTAAAATCTAATATTGTTGGTTTCATCAACTCAATCTCCTTTTCTAATTTTCTCTATTATATCAAAAGAATTGAATTAAGTCAAGTGAAAAGAGAGGATATACCTCTCTTTAGTAATCTTCTAAGTACCGTACATCTTCTAAGTTTGTAATAACCACAGTATAGTATCGATGTGCTAAATCTTCGTGTAGAATGTTACCATCTTGTAAGGACGGAATGGTTACTTCAAAGTCTACACTAATTGAACGACTTCTGCTACCTCTATGCAAGTTAGTAGGTAGGCGACCGTCTTCCCTATAAAATTGAGCTACTACTTGTAAGTCAGCTTCTTCAGAGCCGTACTCACAATATTTAAAAGAGTCACTTAAAGACAGAAACGTTTCAAAATCACTTACAATTTTAGTTAGGTTATCTTTATTTAAAACATAAAAATAGTTAGAAAATGAGTGAGAATACCAAGAAACCCAATTCAAAAACTTTTTAAATACATACACTTCAGTCTTGTCTTCTGCAAAAGCAACATAAGTCTCTCCACGATACGACTCTCTAAATGTGATTAGTTTTGTGTTTTCTTTAACTTCCATACCTACACCTCACTATAACAAGTTATCTTCAAAATAACTAATTAGTTCATCAACAGTGTCAAACGGACGACTAATGACAGTTGCAGATTTTGGATGATTAGAGGTATCTAACTCACGTAAGTCTTTCAAAATCTCAGACCATTTGTAAACTAAGTCGGAAGTTGCGAAGGTGTAGTAAAACCCCATTTTAGTAATTTCGTTATAAAGTAACAGTGTGACCCACTGACCATCATTGAACGTTTCAACAACTTTTGCAATACTACTCATAATTACTACCTCAATTTCTATTTTCTCTATTATATCAAAATTGATTTATTTTGTCAAGCAAAAAGAGAGGATACCCCCCTCTTTCTTTACTTTATAGTAGTATTCTCCACAAGTTACCTCTATTTATCTGTAATTCGTGTGGTTTGATTGACAAACATACCTTCAAAGTTCTCAAACTCAGAGTTAATAAAATCTAAAGTTTCCAAAAGGTCAGTTTCTTGGATCACTCTCCCTAATATACATTTTGTCCACATAAGGTGCTTTTCCTTGGGAACAATCACTTTTTCAAGTTTCATCTCACCAAGTTTAGTACCCAACTCAAGTAAGTCTTTTTCGTAGTTTTTAGAGCAAACTACAAGTAACTGCCCAGTTATGTAACCAAATTGATAAGTCAAACCGTTTGAGGTCAAACCTAAACTGCCATCATCAAGTTTGATAAGGCGAGCAAATGCACCTTTAAAGTAAGATACTAACTGCCTGTAAAGGGGTAAGTACCCTTCGTGATAATCTAACCAATCCGTTAAATCTTCGTAGTAATCACTAATTTCATAATCAATGACATCAAAAGTTGGTTTCTTTTGGTAAGTCAATCGAATCAAGCTTATCTTAGGTTCAAATTCAAAGCGAACTTGTGGGATACCGAGTTCAATTAGTTTTTGGTTTAGTTGCTCAACTTTTACTTCTACTTGTTGTTTTCCATCAATGTACATCATCTTCCTCCATTCTTAATTACTTTGATTTACAACCTCTTCTTCAAAGCGCTTAAACGTACTGATAATGTAATCTAAATGCTTCACTACTTCTGTCTCATGACACACTCTAGTCAGGGAAACCTTAGTACCTAAAGGCTCTCGGTTATGGGGCAATCCAATTCTTTCTAGTTTCAACTCACCTAGTTTAGAACCTGACTTAACTAAGTCTTTACCAATGTAGTTCTTGTAAGCAAAAATAACTAAATGCTCTCTATCGTAACTGAAAACATAAGTCAAGTGACTTAAAGTCAAAGTTACCGTAGAGTCATTTGGAATAATTGCGTGAGCAAAACCATCTTCGAAGTATGAAATTAACTGCTTGTACAAGTAGAACTGAGTTTCTTGTACTTTAAGCCAAGCTAAAATCTCAGATGAGGTAGAATCCACAATAGAACCTACCCAATCAGAAAAGTTACAAGAGTTCAATTTATAAAGGAGTTGAACTACTTCATCTTCAACCTCGAAATTGAACGAAAGTTAATGGATACCGAGTTCTGTGAGTTTTGCATTTAATTGCTCTACTTTTGTTTCTATTTGTTGTTTTTCTTCTACTTTCACCAGTAAGTTCTCCTTCTGTTTGGTTTGCGTATAGGGGTGCCTGTTCTTACGTTTTCATAAGTATCTTGAACATCTAACGAGTCGCAAACCGAGTGAGTGATACCACGGGCTCTGTTTAGGTAATGCATTTGTTTCGGACTCTCTTTCATATAAGCAGTCTGACGGACAACATATTTTTCATTTGGATCAATGTAAATACGTCTATGCTTTAAAGCTTCTTTCGCTAAAGCGAGGTCATCATCCGATTGGATACCCCAAGTAGAACCAGACTCCACTACTTGAGTGTAAAGGTCTACAAGTTTTAGAAATTTTCTCTCTTCTGACAACATAGTTAAACACCTACTTCCTCAGAAGGCAACTCTTCGTATTTGATAATATAAGAAACCTTAGACCAAACTCGTTTGTCGTAGAAGGTAATCGGAATAAAGGAGTACAAATCACCTACTAAATACCGATAAAGTAAACGTAAAGCATCTTCTTTTACAGAAGTTTCTAAACCACTTGGGTCAGAACAGATAAAACTACCTACAGTTATATCATCAGCGCTCAAATCAGCAAACTCAAACTCTGAGCGCATGAAATTGATACCGAAATCAACCGCTACCGACAAGTATTCACTTTCAATAGTTTGTAGCAACTTCAATTTAAACTCTGAGTCTTTATCTTTTACGGAAGAGTAAGACTCCTTATAAATTTCAAGTCTATGTAACATCATAATTCTCCTACTTCAAGCAAACCATCACTAACCATAAAAGGCAAAGGCGCTTGTTTTAATTTTTCTTTTGGAACGCACTCAGACAAAGCAGACTCCGAAGCGCGAGCCATATCTATTAACCAAAAATCAGAGCCGTTTTGCATAATATCAATCGACCACTGACCTTTCAATTTACAGTCTTTGAGCAGTTTTGAAACTTCAGATACCACTAAGTCCTTGTTTTCTTCGTAACGTGTCATCAAAGTTTCTTCATGGTTGATATAGTTGATGTAATCGTGGTTCTTTTGTATAGGAGCAGAAACTCCAATATCAAGGAAATTCTCCTTCATAACTTCTGGGTGCCAATATGGAGAAATACCAATTATTTCTTCTTTATCAAAATCTACAAAGACTCGATATTCTGTGTGCAAAGGCAAACCGTTATAGATTGTGGGATTGTTTTCCTTATCATCAATAAATTCACGGACGACCCACTCGTTGTTTGAGGATACCCCATAAATAACCTTATTGTTTAAAGGCGAAGCCATTTGATTGGTTTGACTTTGAATATACCACAAGTAAGAGCCTAACTCTGAAACTTCTTGACCTTTGGTAACTTTGGCGTTTCTAAAGTCAAACTTAGATGAGAACGTACCTGTTTTGATAAAATAATCTTTCTCTAAGTCTAAATCGAAAACTCTACAAGCAAATCGGTTAATAATCTCTAAAGACAAAGGACTCAACTCTCTAAAGTCATAAACACGTGTACTTTGCAATAAAGCTAACGGAACTTTAATAATTCGAGTCTTTGGAATTTTAAAGAATTGTGTTTTATCAACCACTTCTTTAATCGCAAAGAGCCAATTCGACATAGTATTTGGGTCGTGGTTTAATAATTCATATACAAAAGGGTCTAAATCTAATATATCCAAACCTTGTCGAAAGAGGTTGTAAAACAACATATTTCCCGTTTTTACATAAGATTGGTATTGACTTAACAAAGCTTTAGAACTAGGCTCTGGAATATCCTGTTTACACATATATCCACTGAACTGAAGTCCTTTGTCTTGTAACGAAATCAAAGATTTCGCGTCTGGGAGATACCGCACTGGTGTGGGAGAAGGTAAAACCTCTCCTTTTGTAGAATCCCAAATAACAGTCTGAGACAAGAGCTCCTCTACAATTTGCTCAACCAATTCCTCTGCACTTTCAGACAAAGAAACCAACTTATCTGACTTATCAATCACTTTTGCAGCGTTTTGTTGGAACAAATTCAAGTTCTCTGCGTCAACCTCGAATTGCTCATAGAGGTTTTCGAATTCTCTTTGGCGCTCTGGGTTATCTTTGAGAAGTAAAGCTATCATATCTAGCTCTTTCTTAGTGTAATTCTTAGAAAGAGACAAGTCAAAGGAAGGTTGTCCTTTGACCAAGTTTCTTAATTTATCAAACATGAAATCTCCTACTAAGGTAAGAACCCAAACTTAGGTTTAAATTCAAAGGTTGGATATCCTTTCCTTATATTTTTAAGGTGTAAGTCTAGTTCATCCAGTGTCTTAAAATAATAAGTTCGCTTGATTTTACCAACTTCGTTACTCCGGTCCAAGACTTCAAGCACCTTGAAATCCCAATCTCTAGTAATAACACGCACATGATGCGTGTTAAAACCACGTTGTAAAGTGAAATCTGACAGAGCACCATCACTTTGGTAGTTAGGCTCATCAAAAATCTCTTGAATTAGTTCTGCTACGGTCATTTAACTCACCTCACAAACCTAAGTCAAATGGAGCACTAGGTTCAAAGTAACCTACTGGCCAATTACGGATGCGCCCTTGTTTGTCGAAATATAGTTGAACTATTCTACCACCGCTCGGTAACTCTAACTCAATTAAAACATCATCAATATCCAACACACCTCTCATGACACTCTCGCCCAACAAATCAATCAAACGAGAGTCAAAAACAGAAAACTCAATCGTAACTGAGTGTTCGATTACAAGATACTGTAAATGCGTATATACTTCCCTTAAGTGAACCGGATGGAAATAACTTGTCATATTTGGAAAGTTCATTACTCTACCGTCAAGTTCACTTGTATGACTAGCTTCCTGCACCTCCTCTACAAAAGAGTTTAAGTTCTTCAAAGAAGACTTACGAGTTGAAAGACCAAATAAATCTGCAAGAGACTTCCCTCTTAAACTTGGTTTTTGACTAAATTCTGACTTGATAATGAACATTTTCGTTTACCTACCTTAATAATTATTTTGTAATGCAACCCTCACTAAACAACCGCAAGAATGACTGCAATCGTTTGAAAGATTTGTATTTATGAACCTCAGTAATAACCCCAACAAATTCTTTGTAGTCATACATCTCAATGACTTTAGCAATACCGTCAACTACTGTTATGGCTACAACAGACTCACCGTTTTCTCGCTTGAAAACTACTTCCAAAGTGTTTTTTGCTCTCTGAATGTCTGTGTAGTGCAACTGTTCAACTACAAACTGTTCGATTTCTTCTACATTAACCATAATAGCACCACTATCTAATATCTAGGTGTAAAGTACCCAACTCCGTAAGGTTCTTTCAAATATCCCTTAGAGTTGTAGTGTATAATATCAATTTCACCTCGACCCTCCAAAGCCATAGGTGAGACTTCTAATTGCAACTCAACCATATCTTCTGAAATAAACCCATCTCCAATCATACAACCAACTATATTCACAAGTTCATCAGTATGAACGGAAAGCTCAATATGAACTCCTTTGTTTAGTAGAGTTGCAAGATGTTTTGCAAAGTCATATAAATCATAATTATGGAAATAAGTCTCTGGTTTATTCAAATAAACCTTAGGAATATCAGAAGCTCTAACTTCAATAAAAGAGTCTACCCTAGATAAGTTTTCCTTAGACGAGAAACGCAAAGACAAACCACAAGCAGAAACTAGGGATACCCCGTTTAGTTTAGGTGATTTTGTAATACCTGACTTTATAATCAACATGACTTTTACCTATCTTTCTATTGACGGTGGAACATTGAGTTCATAACCATAACTTTTGGAAACAACAGTAACGTGTGGATACCCTTTGGTAATCAAGAGCTTTTTCATACCATCTAAGTCCAACAAATCCAAAACAACTTTACCATTTATACGCACAAGCACTTGGTTTTGTATCTTGTATAGTTTCTTTAGCAATAATGGTAGTGTTTCTGAGTTTAGCTCTACCTTTTCTCTTCCTTCGTTCAAGTGAAGTACCTCTTTTTCTTTATTTTCTCTTATTATATCAAAATTTCATATTATTGTCAAGTAAAATAAAAGAGAGCTAATGCTCTCTCTAAAAAATTTTACCAAATTGTAATCTCAGATAATCTTTGTAGCTCCTGCAAAATAGGATACCACTGAGGATTTTGTTTATCTGGATTCCGATAAAACGTAGTAATCTCACGTTGAATTTTACCGAAATATCTAGCAGCAACCAGTTGATTGTAAGTAGGAAAAAGCCTACGTTTATCCAAGGAATCTGTAACCTCAATCCCGGTTTCAATGTCGTACTTGTAATTTTTACCATAACGTTCAGTTGTAATGTATTTTCGACCTACTGTTACTACAAATTCATTTCTGTAAAATTCAAGTATATCTCCTCTTGAAACACCTTCTGAGTCAACTACATCAACTATAACCTCATCACCAACTTTTAAAATATCCTTTAAATTCATACACTAAACCTGTTTCTAAATCTTGTAAAACCCAAGAGAAAGGGAAGATACCCTATCTCTTAATGTTTCGACTTATCCGTTTCTTTCCAATTCTCAGCTACAGAGGAACCCGCTTGACGGAATACCCTTGCAGCCTTATTGAAGAAACCACCTACATGACTTGCTCCTTGGAAACCTACTCCAAGACCAGCACCTATAGCAGAAGCAACTGCTCGACCTGTGTGACCCTCTGCCATGTGTTCTCTTGCCTTCTGCCAACGTTTTTGACGGAAAGACTTACCTTTGCTATTTCCTCTACGGAAGACTTGTTGTCTGCGGTCATAACTTGATAGGAATGGTTGTCTTTCAAGTATCATTTCTTCAACTTCTGCTCTTGTAAAGGTATATGTACCTACTTGTAAGTCTTGCAACATAGAATAACGCTTAAATGCAGTCTCTACAACTGCTTTAGAGCTACTTGACTCCATAAGGTCAAACTCCCTATAAGCGTAGTCCATAGAGTCAAATACTAAAGAAGTTGGGTTCAAATACTGTCTAATCAATTTCCAATCGAATAACTCTCCAAATCCACCACTATTCCATAAGGAAATAGAATATGGAGAAACTTCTGGACTGAATTGGATACCCTCTTTCTCTGGTTCATAAAGCAAACCATTAAAGTATAACTGACGACCAATAATTTCAATCTTGCGAACTCGACTCCAATCGCCAAAGTAAGTGTAAATATCTTCAAGCAAATATTCTCTCAAGTCTTGGTCATTATGAATAATCAACTTGCTTTCATCTGCCTTATTTGCAGCAACTCGACTCATTGTCGTTCTATCATTTAACTCCTCAGTAGACACAATCGTTTCTACTTTAGGGATGTTAGAACCTTGTAAGCCAAAAGCAGACTGTAATACAGACATAAGTGCCGATTCGGATACCCCTAACTGACTAGCTAAAGTAGATGCTACATTTAAAGGCTCTGTAGTATGTGTTTTAAGAGGTACACTCTCAGAAGTCTCAGATTGCTCTCTGCTCCATTTTTGAGGTTCGACTTCTAAGTTATCGACCGATGAGTTTAAATCGCTCTCAGACGAAACTGGTGGCTCTGAGGTAGGTTCTGATATAATTTCATCATGGAGGTCTGAGAAGTCTGAAGTGTCTTCTTCCTCCGAAAGAGAGTTTAATTCTTCCACCTCATCAGCTTTAACCTCTTTCGTTGCAAACTCTGGGCGGAGGTCTACATTAGTTTTAGATGAATTTTCATTGGAATCTGAAAGCTCTTCTCCAACCCCACCACTACGAAGTTTCTTATACAAAGCATCTACTTGTCCAGACATAGTGTTAGCAAATTGTTCTTGGAAACTTCCAGGAGCGCTGAAAGCTCTAGTTACATCTGCAACTGAGAACATCCACTCAGGTCTCAAATCCAATAGAAATTCCAAGTAAGAACCCGGATACCCCATTTGCTGCACTACTAAGTCTGCAATTTCCCTCGCTCTTACAAAAGAACGACTTACATCACCAGAACCTAAAGCTTTTAAGTAACCTAATACACCAATTCGTTCATCCCACTCGTTTGGGTTATTTGGGTTACAATTTTTAGCTTTGATAGTCTGTGCTTTGTCTCCTAAGAACTCCTCTAACTGATTTGTTATAGTACCTTTCGAATCCCCCAAAATTAAATAAGGTTTAAAGTAAACTGCACCACCTTCAGCTTGTGAAGTTGAGGATTTAACTTTACTCAAATTGGAAGGTTTTTGGTCTCGAATAACTTTGTAACTTGTGTTACCAATATAGGCAAATTTACGAGCGCTTTCTGTTAAATACTTACCTGTATCAGAACCGGGAACATTAGACCAATATTGACCATCCCCACCCTCATTACCTTGGTAGCCTATCATAAAACCTGTGTCTAAATTCAATAGGTTGTACATCCAAATATCAACTACATCTCTATCTGCACCTGTGAAGGCTTTAGCAACACCACCATCTGCAACAGGGTAAGTTTCAAAATTCGAAGCAAGATTAAATTTTTGCCCTACAATATAAATACTAGAACGCAAACCCTCAGCCCCTTGGAAACCTGCACGTTTCAGAGAAAGAAGTTTAGTAATACTTTCATTGAGTTTGTCAAATAAGTCTCGGATGTAAGCATCCGTTCTCATTCGTTTCTCTCCCTCTTCTGATAAATACTTGAGTTTAAAATCCTCCTCAGCGTTTTCTTTCAAGCGACCTGCTAAGTATTTTTCAGTATCCAACTTAAATTGGTCACGTACTTTATTGTGTAAAGTGCGCCCAAACCAAGCAGACTGTTTAAATAGTTTTGAAGAAAAATCGTTTGTCCAGTTTGTAACCTCGTCAAAAATTCCGAGAATGCCCTCATCGCCACCGAGCTTTTCATACATAGCTTTATCTTTCGTGATAATTTCTGCTCGGACAGACACAATACCCATGACGAAAATCATGTGTCTTAAGAAGGCTAAATTACCCCAAACCCCCGTGTACTTCCGCGCAGATAATCCTAAGAAAGTTTTATCTAAATTGTTAGGCACAAGAGTATCATACCAACCCATAATTGTTGGGTTTTCATCCCATAATAATTGTCTTGAAATATCATTAACAATAGGCATGGTTGACTCTTTAATATCCCCTGATTGAATGAAATACCCTTTTGGAATACCATTTTCATCAGCTCCACCAAATGCAATATAATAAGGAACCATCGTATCTGGTTTACCGTCACCTCCAAAGATAGGACGACCATTGGCGATTGATACCGCTAGACCATTTGAAATAGAGACCCCTTTACCTGAACGCGACCCAGCCCAATAAACTAAAACGAGTTTCGCTCCTGCGTTGATTGGTGCAGTAATTTTGTTAGAGGAAGTTAAAATTCGACCATCAAGACCTTTACCTAGTAACTGGTAACCATAAGTTAATTTCTCACCTTTTCTCTGCAAAGACTCCAAAGCTTTATAAGCAAATAAAGGCTCGCTTTCTGCAATCTCTGGTTTGGCGATATGGGAATAGTGGCTTACTTGAACATTTGAGAACACACAAGTTAAAGGCTCTTCAAATTCACCACCGTAGTCAAATACATCTGTGTAGAATAAACTATCTTTTGTAAATTCACCATTTTGGAGTTCAGAAATTGGAGCAGATACCACCCACTCAGCTGAAGCCCACTTCTCGTCATCCATCAGTCCAACGTGACTCTTCATAATAGCGAATGTAGAGAATGTGTCTTTTAATTTCCGTAAATACCCTCTAAAAACATCAGTATCTTTAGGGTTAATAGCTACGGTATAACCCTCTCCAAAGTAATTTACCTTGTCAGACCAAAAATACCCATCTTGGTAAGTATCACACACCAAAGTTAAATACTCCCAAGCACGTTTTCTTAAATAGTCCTCAATCGCTTGTCTTTGACCGTCTGAACCATTCCACTTCATAGGAACTGAAGGGAAATTCAAATCGTCTTTTTTTACTGTTACCTTGCGACTCAAAGCAAACTCTAAAATCTTATAAGGGTAATAAATCGGTTTATCTGAGTTTAAAATCTCTTCTAAATCAATTTGACGAGAAGTGCTAACCTTCACACCCCTCAAAGGAGAAAACATAGCCTCTCCTGCATAATAAGATGCAGTATAATTCGGTTGAACTGCTTGTTCCCCTTGGATAATAACCATTGGAATATCTGGTAAACCAACTACTACACCCTCATATTTGTCTAATTCGTAACCTGCTTCAAAGGCATAATCGTAAATCTCAAATAACTGAGTAATCATAGAGCTGACTTCTGCAACCAATTTAGAAGCCGTCTTCAACAGTTTAATTTTCTTATTTAGTGTTTCATCTTCAACCGAAACCAAAGACTCTTTGACTTCTGAGGATACCGAAGTTGAGTCAAACTCTAAATCTAAAGCTTTTGAAACAGTTGCAATATCATCAATTAAGAAGTGCTCTAATTGCTCTGCTTTCAAGTCTTTCAAAGAATTAGAGCGCAAGTCGGATACCGCTAACTGGTTTTTTAGTTGGTTTTCAACGGATTGAACTGCTAACTCTGACTCTAATTGAGTGTAAATTGGTTTTAAATCACTAAACCCAAAAGTGAACCCACTTGCTTTTCTATCCAAAGAAAGTTGACCGAAGGCACAAGCTAACATACAAGTAGCATAGAAATAAACGACTTCATCTGAACCTTCAAGTCCGTTTTCTACTAATTCTTCAACTGAACTATAGACCACATCTACGATTTGTTGGTTGTCTAACCCCAAACCGAGCTGATTTGAGATTTTCTCCATCTGATCTTGTACTTTACTCACTAATCTCACCTTCTTTCTTCTCTACTAATTCTAAAGCCTTTTGAAAGACTCCACTAATATCTCTTACTTCACTTGGTGGGTAGTAACTGAAAAGGCTGCTTACTACCTTCACAAAAGTATGAGGGTCAATAGTACAACTTAGGAAATCACCCTCTTTTGTTAAGTGTTTACTACTCAAACAACTAATAACATCAGCTCCAAGATCTTTTTCAAACTTCTCAAAGTCTCGACGAAAACGGTAGGATACCCTTGTGGTATTTACCAAATCGGTTAAAAGCTTACTTAATTTAGGTAGTTGAGAGACTTTCGGCAATGGAACACCCCAACCGTTAAAGCCATAAGCAGAACGCAAAACATCTACTGCTAAATAATTAGGCGCAGTCAATAGCTCCACAGAAACTTCATTTGCGAAACGCTCTGCAAACTCTTTAAAGGAAGGTCTAATTTGTTTAAACTCAGAACCTCTACCTTCATTTGCAAAGTAACTATCCAATTCTGCAAACTGTTCTTTTAGTTTAGAGTGTTTATCAATAAACTCATTGTAACCATCAAAAATAGAAGTTGACTCTAAACCAAAGATACCGAAACTTGCTAGTTTAATTGCTTCTTCATCTGATAAATCCAACTCTTTCAAAGAGCAAGCTAATTGGAAGAACTCTTTTTCGTTAAAGAACGTATCAAAAGAGTAAACCGAGTTCATTGATAACCAACTGATTACTGCAAATAAAGGCGAAACCTCACCTACTGTTTCTAAAACACTATCTGGTAAAAAATCTACACCCTCTAAAGTAATTTCTCTTGCTAAAGGTTTAAACTCTACACCTTCTAAATCAAGTCCGAAACTCTCTAGTTTATCGTAAAGACCTTGGTATTTCTCAATATTTTTATCTTCTTTGGTAGGTTCTTCTGAAACTTCTTCTTCTGTCTCCGAAGGTTCTTCTGTCTCATTTGTTTCCTCAGATATATTGCTAAAGTACAACTCTAACCCACTCTTATAACTTGAAACAAACTCAGAACTCATAAAATCAAAAGTAATGTTTTCTAAAACTAACTCTAAGCAAGTGGTAAGCGCAGTTAGATACCCCACAAATACGGAATCAACACCTTTACTTAACCCAACCTTGTCTTTGTTCTTCAATAGGTAATTAGCGACAGAAACTGCTCTCAAATAGGTTGTGTCAGAAGTAATAGTCACTTTAGGGGTTGGATAAGAGGTAATATCTCTATGGTCTTTTACGAAAGCAACCATAGAGTTTACATACTCTTTTGCTAGAGCTTTGTTATGTTCTCCAACCTCCAAAGTCTCTTTCAAAGTTGGAAATTGAGCTGAAATCTCAGACTGATACCCCTCAAGTACACGAACCAAACCTAAGAAGTTAGTAACCAAAGTTAAGTCGGAATCTTTTAAGAACCCTTCTCCAATGTCCTTAGTTTCCAAGGTTTTAGTTGATTTAGGCGTTCCTTTCTTGACCTCTTGGAAGTAGTTCCACAAAGCGCCACCCTCTTCATCCATCTCATAATATTGAGGACGGAGAGCTGTGTGGGTATAATACAAGTCATCATTGAACACTGCACCAACATAATTCAGTTCGGTGTCTCTCAAAATGAGACCATAAGGGTCATTGATTTGTTCTCTGTGAGTTTCAATAAAATCCTTACAAGTAATGCTATCTTCAACTAAACCAACTGCTCTCAAACGTTTGAATGAAGACTCTACCGTTTGTTTTCTACTTGGGTCTAAGAACCAATCGAGACCGTGGTTGTCTAAAAGATACCCTTGAACTTCTGGGCTACTACTCAGTACAATAATTTCTTCTACACTAGAGAAGACACGTGAACCAAAGAGCGAGCGACTATCCCCTCTCAATACTTTAGTAATTGGAGTCGACTTACTTTCTGCTGATAATTCTGTACCTAACTGCTCTGTAAAGGTAATTGGTACAAACTGTTCCTTTGCCTTGAAATTGACTGGGGAAACATAGAATTGGACATAAATACCATCTAAACCTAGAATCACTCTACGAACATTATTAGGCGAGAATTTCGAAATGATACCCTCAGTAATTCCCTTGTCTTTTCTATCTTTTAACTGTTTATAAGCTCCTGCACACAAAAGCCTTTCAAAATTTTCAACATATTTATTGGTTACTTTACCTTGTACAACTCCTTGACCTTGTTGGTTTTGAGTTGACACAGGTTGCGAACCTTTTAATAATTCGTACATGTATTTTATCTCAACTTTCAAGATTTTCTACTTACTATCAAAATGAAAACACGAAAAAATCCAGCATATCCTCATATACTGGATAAAATTTACTATTTTCTTAGTTTTGATAGATGTAAGTTACGAATCCTTCTGAAGTTGTTGTTGGGTTGAACCAACCACGGTGGTTGCCAATGTAACGTTTTCCACCAACGTTAGACTCAGAAACTTGGATACGAGTGTTAGACTCAACCGCAGTTACCACTGCAACGTGACCATACGCACCATCGTTCCAACAAGCAATCGCACCGACTTGAGGTGTTGAGCCAGTTCTAAATCCAGCAGCGGCAGCACTTGTCGCCCACTGCGCTCCATTACCCCAATAGTCTCCAACCCAAGGTGCTAAAGTTTTTGCTCCCCAAGTACATTCACCCATTGGGTAACTTGAAGCGTCTGTGTTGTACTTAGGATGAGCTACTGTTGGTGTTACCGTAGTAGTTACAGTTGGTGTTGGTGTTGGTGTTGAGGTAGGTGTTGTGATTTCCTCTTGAGGTTCAGAACTTGGAGCAACTTCTTCTGAGGTAGTTGGAGCAGACGGAGTGGATACCGCTGAGACTTCTCGCTCTAAAGAAGTGTTGGCAGAGTTTGTAACAACTGCTTTTTCACTCTCTTTTTGTGCTAAGTAAGTTTTTTCTTCTTCCAAAGCTTTAGCTGCTTGACGTTCTGCTTCTGCTTTTTGCTCTACCAACTCAGCTTTCTTATCCTCTGCTTCAGTCTTTTCAACCTCTAAGTTCAACTTAGCAACTTCTAATTCAGCCTTACGAGAGTTCAGAGCTTGCGCATCATCTTCCAACTTCTCTTTGTTGGCAATAACTGTGTTAATTGCTTGGTTGTTCTCTTCTTGTTTTGCTAAAATGTCTTCCTTGTCACTCTTTTGTTGTGCCAACATCTTGTTACTTGCTTCAACAATTTGATTCATTGAAGTAACCTTAGAAATAGCGTCAGAGATAGAGTTAGAATTGACAACTGCATTCACATAGTCCAATATAGTACCGTTTGTTTGAGCACTTCGAGCTTGTTTTTCCAAAGACTCTTGGCGAGACACAATGTTCTTAGATAAGTTATTGATATCTTTTTCTAGGTCTTTAGACACTGATTCTAAACGGTCAGTTTCAGCTTGTAAATTAGCTTGCTCCGTCTCTAAATCAGTAACTTTACTTTGTACAGCATTTAACTGAGAAGTTGCCTCTTTTTGTTTCTCCGTTAAGTGCTCCACTTTCTGGTCTTGTTCTGCAATGGCAGAATTGGATACACCTGTTGGGGTTGAAGTTGCTTGCGGTACATCAACCACTTCATGAGGGTTTAAAGCTCCTGCGCTTACAGTTTGAATGGTTGTTAAACCTTGACTTAACAATACTGTACTTAATAATAAAGTTGATAAAACTTTCTTCTTCATACTTGGATAAATTCCTTTGCTATCAAAATATGGAATCATTATAACAAAGAAAGTCGCAATTTAATATTACGACTTTGTTACATTTTTTTTTGATTTAGTTGGCAAAAGAAGATACCGCAATGGTTTACTGCTTGAAAGGTTTGTAAGAAGCTTCAAACTCACTTATTGACAAAGTTTCACGTTGAGGGGGTACAAACCAATGTATATCACTATTCATTAGTGGTGCATGTAGGAAAGTTACTTCATGATCGTTTACTTCTTTAACTACAACAATTTTAGTTTCATCTTCCCTACTTTTATACAACCTATTCTTTAAACTCAACCCTTCGCACATAATCAAATTCAACTCCATTATCTAAATCACTTCGAATATCTGTAATAAGTTGGTCTTCGTAGTTTGCGCCAAAGTTCATATAGTAGTATAGTACAACACCTAATGCAACCTTTTTATCTAAATTTCCTAAGTAAGTAGCAATTCCATCTAACGCAGAACCCCAAAAAGCACTATTTACCTTACCTTTATTTCGCAATAATCGAAGATATTCCTCTTCTAAATCTAACCGTGTTGGTCTAATAGCAAACCAATTTTCAATCAGTTCTTTGTAATCACTTTCTTTAAAACCTCTTGTGAATAACATTTCATAATAAGACTCTAATTCCCCTTTAGATTCTGCACGTTGTAACCCCACTGGGCGCTTGCTTGCTACAAATCGGTCTTCTACAGTAACAACATAATCAGAATCACCAATAATGTCCTGAATGTATTTATAAGCTTCTTTATAGGTTTTAAATCTAGCTAAATATTTCAAACCAAAGTCTGCGAAGTTAGAATTGTACTTTTCTGCTATAAAGTATAAATGTTCCATAAGTCAGTCCTCACATTTTCTCATTAAAACTAGTATTTATAGTATACCAAATATAAAGAAAAATAGCAAAGAAAAAGAGAGGATACCGCATAAAGGTAAACCTCTCTTCACTTTATTTAAGCAACCTCAGTTGCAACTGCTTTTTCTTCCGGCAACAATGGATATTCTCTCGAATCCACAATGTTGGTGCGCTCTTTCTTATTGTCGAAATCCAACATCAACTCTTTACCGAAGTCCTCAAAGGTGTACTCAATCATAGTGAATTGACCACCATGACCTTCAAACTCAGCGATACAACGTTGAACTAGTTCTACTGCCTTCTCATGAAGCCCACCCATCAATTCATCTACCACAAACAACATACGGTGGTTGGTAATCTCTGTTAAAACCACAGAGAACAGAAAGGCAATAATCTGGCCCATACCGTCTCCTGTTTGCTTACCAATCACTAGTTCGTTCCATTGACCGTTCTTAAACTCCAACAAGTTCAAATGAACCTTTTGAGCTTTCAAGTCGGAAATCAAGGAGAACTTATACACGTTTTCTCCAAAAACCAAAGCCAAAGCTCGGTTAATGATACCCTCCATATAGTCACGCAAACCTTTTGTACCATCATTACTCAACATAACAACGTATTGCAAGGCTTTCGCTCTATTCAAGTAGAGAGTACGCAAATCTTCTAGTTGTGCAATATCATCTTGGCGCTTTCTAAGTCTATCCTCTTTCAAGGAGTAGTCTTGTTTAATCGCACCTAGACGACTTGCGAATGTTTCTGAAACCAAAGGATACCCCTTTCTTCTTGTTTACTCTAGTTACTACTCATAGCAACAGACCAAATGTTAGAGGAGTCAAAACTCTTGATAAAGACAAACTTCCCTGCACCAGCAAAACCAAAGCGAATATCGTCAGCAAACTCACCTTTACCATACAACAAGTAATCAAAGTAAACTGGGGAAAGTCCAAATTGGAAACCTCCTAACTCCAACTTCGCTTGGTTACCTTCTGTTACCTTATGCACATGTTCAATAGGGGCAGTCAAGTCTAAATCTCCATATTTGAAGGTTACATTCTTCAAATCATCAGAAATAATGACTTGAATACGCTCTGCAGACATGAGACCACTTAAAGCATTAATACGTTTCAAATACATTTCAACAAGAGGGCGAGATAAGGATACCCAAGGCAAATCTCCAAGTTGATCCAGAGAGTTTGGTGGGTAAGCCACATCTACATCATAGAGAACCCCCAATACAGTAGCATCTTGTTTCAAGACAAAGAAGTGTTTTTCTTCATCTTTATAAAACGAGAATAAACCTTTAGCCAACAAATCTTTCAAAGCAATCAAACTCATTGGACGAAGACCCCCCTCTTCTAAGAAGAAATCCATATTGTTCTGAACACTAGGCATATAAGTGTCTTTGTAGAACTCCAAGGCTTTGGTAGTCGGATTAAACATCAAATCATTGTGGATTTCATTCGTTGTTGGAGTGTAAGGAGCTAAATCATTCAAGGTTTGAATCATATCCTCACGTTGTTGCTCTGTTAACTCTACAAAAGGAATTTCTTCATTGTCTGCAACACTAATATACTCCAAGCGGTACAAGTCTGAAATATAGAAAGGGGGAGTTGTTGCAATGAGAGAAGAGTTACGAATCTCTTCATCTTTATCTGGCAACTTCAAGCTCTCTTGAACGGTAATGGCTACCTCAATATCAGTTAGAGGGTGGAAAGTCACACTCAATGGAGTTGTCAATTCACTAGCTGCATAAGTTGAAATCAATTTCTCTAAAGTAAGAGCTGGTACTTGGAAGTAAACTGGTTCTTCACCTTCAAATTCTGTAACCTCTACCGCAGAGGTGGTTACACTTGTTTTTGCAACCACAATATCTGTAAGGGCAAGAAAGGATACCGCACCGCTAGGTTCTACCTTCATAACTACGTTTTTGCTCTTAGGGTCAATCATAGAGCGCTTTACTGTATCAATCAGCAAGCGACTTTCTTCTGCTAATGTGTCAAATGCAATTTTTAAAAACATAACTTAAATGTACCCCTTAATCTAATTTGAACCCTTGTTCCCAAGAAGCAGTGTCAAAGCCTGCAAAGGGATTAGTGTCTGCGCTTGGTGTCGATTTAGGTGTTTCCTCTGCTTTAGGAACTTCTACCTCTACAGTTTCAGTAGGAGTTGCACTACCAAATACACCACTTAGCAAATCAACTGCGCTCGTATCTGCATTAGTTGGTTTGTTTTCAACTTGTGCAGTTTCTACACTAGTTGGAGTTTCTGAGGTAGTTGGGGATACCGCTTGCTCTTCTTTAGTTGGAGCAGTTTCTTCAAATTTAATTTCCTTTGTAGGTTCTGGAATTAGTGGAGAGTCCCCTTTTGCAATATCAACAACTGCATCGTTTTCCAACATTTGAGCAGTCATCTCTTTTGCTTCTGCTTTGACTTCTTTACTATCTGCTACTTCAACATCATAAGAAACCGCAGACACATCTTCTCCTGTAATTTCTTTAATGGTGTCATAATCTTTCTTCTCAACCGCTTCAAAGAACTTCTCTAAGCGCTCTGCTTCAGCAACTTTCTCAGCCAAGATTTTACTTGCAAGTGTTTTGTAAGCTCCAATCGACTCTTTTGTGAACTCTGTTTCACTAGCGAGTTCCATTTTGAGAGAATACCCAAGGGAGTTGAGAGTTTCAACTTCTTTCAAAATCGCTTGAATACGAGCCTTTTTAGACCCACTAATCTCTTGCTCTTTGCGGTTATGTTCCAAAACTTGTTTATTCAAAGACTCTAATCGAGCCAAGGTTTGTTCTACTGACATCTTTTGTCCTTCCTATTTTCCTCTTGTTTTCTTCATTTTTCGCTTCTTATCGAAAACTTTACAACTTCAATTAATAAGTAGGTGAGTTGAAAAACAATCAACAAACCTACTGCAATTAGTATTTTCACAATAAAAGTTAATTAAGCGCTAAGTAATGCTTAATTAAGTCTTTAATCTCTGGTTCTAAAACCATAAGATTTAGGCGCTCTGAAAGGGATACCCCGGCCCAGTTGAAGTCTCTCAGACCCTCTAAGGCTTCTGAGAGTTGAGCTTGTTTTCCTTCTGCTTTGACTTGTTCTGCTACTGACCCTTCTGTATCTTCCAAGAAAATCTCAGAAGGGGGTTTTAATTCAAATACTTGTGGGTCAAAGTGAACCTCTGGTAAACCTGTAATTGGATTCTTACGCATCTTCACTACTGCACACCATACAAAGCTATAGTCTTCTGAACGCTTCGGACGAGCCATACAACCAAGGTTCATAAAAGCACAAGTAGTTCCACCCTCAGTTTTGAACGACTTCAACTCACTAGGTTGGTGGATGTGACCATTCAAAATTAAGTCCACTCCATAAAACGGTTCATGAGTCGTTAAATCAATCGCTTCAGGGTTGTTTGTAAAGTTGGTCAAACCAACTCGGAAATCGTAGTGAGTTATCGCAATATTAGTGATACCCTCTACAATATCCAATTTCTCAAACTCTTTACCGTAAGGAACATAGTGGAAAACCACTCTCATAGGTTCATTTGTGTCTGGGTCAATCAAGTCAGGTGACTCTAACATAACTCGACCTACTTGTTTATCTTCCTCAGTTAAATGTGCAGGGGAGTCAAAGTAACCCAATGATGACAAGAACAAATAATCATTACGCTCTTCCGAACCATGTAAATCATGGTTTCCTCTGTTAATAACCTTGTGACCCTTAATTGAGTCCAAGAATTTCATAGTACGACTCAACATAATGCGGTCGCCAGAGAGCCAAGATACCCCTGTACGAACTCCGATAAAATCGCCTGTTTCATTATATAACTCTGGTTCAAGAAGTTGAACTCTCTCCAAAGTCTTGTCCATGCACCAATAACAGTTCTCTTGGTAGTTGATGTGTTGACCTCTATACACATTTTCAATGTGGCGGTCTCCAAAAGTAACTGAGGTGTTGCCGATTACTTTTTTCAATTTTGCTTACCTCTCAAAATACCCTCATTTGCTCTCTATTCGATTTTAACCTTCAAAGGTAGAAATAGACCCCAACTAATTTAAAATCAAATCTGAGCCAATCTGAGACTTCCTAGCTATGCTCATGTGGACTTACTATAGTCGAACCAATCTCAAAAGGTTCTGTAATCGAAAGATGACCACAGTGTGAGCAGACACCTACTGGATACCCTTGAGTTTTTAACTCTTGTAAGAGTTCTTCGCTCTCCTTAAAGCAAGACTCTTTCTCTGAACCCTCAAAGTCTAACTGCTTATCTAAAATCTCCAATTCTGAGAACTGAGACTCTAAAGCCAAGAGAGAGTGAACTTCGGCACTTCTACTTTCTCCAATCAGACCAAAACTAGGAGCGGTATTCAAGTCTTCTAACGCTGAGTTCAAATTTGAAACAACCTCCAAAACTTGAGTTGAAGAAACGCTAGGTGCTTGCCCGAAACTCTCAACATCATTTAAAGCAGTTAAACCTTTTGAAATCTTATCGAGAGTGGCTAAATCACTTAAGTTAACACTCTCAACAAGAGGTAAGGAAACTTCTGAGCCAAACTCTTTCAACTTAGTTTGAATAGAATGGATTTGATTGAGTGCCTTCAAATCAACACCGTCAATCGTAGTTGTTCCTTCCAACTCTGACATAGCTTTCAAGTCGCTTGCGACTTCGAGGATACCCTCTGAGCCTTTTTCCAACTGTTCAAACTCACGTGTTTGATTTTCTAGTTGTCGAATAACCTCTTTTGTTAAGTGTCTACGCTCTACAATATCCTGAGAATAAACTCGAATACGACCCTCTACAACCTCTAACTGTTGGAAAGTCTCCTTGTTGTCATCCGTCATTTGTTTAATCGCTTGTTCTGCAGTTTCTAAGTCTGCTGCTTGCGACAACATCTTATTGAGTGAAGCTGGTGATTGTTCCAAAACTGGAAGACCCTCTGCCCCCCTCATTAAGTTTAAATATCGACCTCCAACCTCTGCTAAGTTGAAGTAACGCTTTAAGAAACTTGGGGTTTCAGAGACTTTTACGAAACGACCATCTACAAGAGTGTTATAGACTTCTTTGCGAGTACCGTCTTCATTCAAGTACACTCTATAACCGTTCTTAAACGTAGAGCGAGGACTCAAACTCGTTCGAGTTAAATAATATTCAACCTCTAACCCATCAGACCAAAAGGTTGTAATCTTTGCCTCTAACGCTCCATGTTTAATAAAGCCTTTCGCCAGTTGCAAGCCGATACCTTTGGTAGTTAAGTTATACTCCAAAGCCTTCAAAGCATTGGACTTTCCAGTTGAGTTGAAAGCTTTAAGTAACAATACCCAATGAGAACCAAACTCAAAGCGTTCTTTCTCATACTGAGCAAAGTTCTCAATTTCCCAAGCCAACAACTTAGCTTTCTGACCTCTAGCAATAATACCCTCTAGGTAATTACGGTGTTCTTCCGAGTCAAATAGTGAAGTTTGTTTCAACTCACTTTTACTCTCACCCTTACTCACCTGTAAGTCAGCAAATAGTTCATCTATTACTGTTGCCAATTTTATTCTTCTTCCTTTCTCTTTATCTTCGCAAAATTCCTATAAAAGACTAGGAACTTAGAGAAAACAAAGAAATTTCTTTCTTTGTTAAAAGCCAAACCAAACTAGTTTGACTTTTCTCGGTTTTATGAGATACCCCCTCTACCAACTAAGGAGAGTCTAAAGGCTAAAGACTCTTAAGATGGAGTGGTTGTTTTTATTCGTCAGCTCCAAAGTCCAAAGAACTAGCTGGGTCAACATCTACACCCGGAGGAAGTTGACTTGCGTTTGCACCTAGACGGTTCGCTGCAGAATTTGTGATAGGGTTGGCAGAACCCCCTGCTGCTACACCTTTTTTAAGGTTTTCAGCAGTTGTTTGGATGTTCTCAACTTCAGCTTTCACTTTGTCAAGACCACCATACATTTTATCCAACTTCTCGTTTACCTCTTCATCAGAAAGCAATTCGCAGTTACGAACTGTTTGTACAAGGTAAAGAGCGTTGTAATGAGCTTGTGCTTCCTTGTCCCATTGCTCTTGAAGACCAAGGTATTCAGTCAAGTCGTACAAATCAGTGAATGGAGCCACTTTTTGCATAATCTGAATGTTCAATGAAGCACCTGATTTAGAATCTTCACTTTCGTAAGAAGCGCCACCATTTTTCTTCGCTTTTGCAAGTGCTTGTTCATCAATCTCATAGTTGAAGAGAACGAAGAACCCACCAAGTTCAGTGATACCCGGTTGTTGCGCTTGCAACTCAAAAGCTTTCATCAATTTCTCAGTGAAAGCTTTTGTAGTAAGCTTATGCCACTTCAACTCACCTTCAATAGTGTGAGCAAACTCACGTTCTGCAAACATTTGATTTCCTTCGTTATCAAGCAAAGGCGCACCTGTACTTTCATAACGAGGAATTTGTTTTGTCACAGAAGTAGGGTTTCCAGCTTCATCAAGCAAAGGATGTGTTTCTGGCGTAGTTGTAAACTTGCCATGTGCATCCTTTGTAGTTGGAATTACCACAATAGGGAACCACATGTCTGAGTTACTTTGAACTTGCAAGAACACATACTCCATGAAGTTTTTAGTGAAGTCTTTTTCTTCTTTATACTGAGGGTCACTTGCAACCAACTCAGCTACAGAAGAATACCCTTGACGAGCTACTTCAAGCTCAATTTTCGCACGGCGCATGTCAAATGCTGCTGAAATATAGTCATGAAGGTACTCATTGTTACCTGATTGACCATAAGGTGCAAAGACACGGTTTTCTTCTTTAGCTTCCTCAAAGTAAGGCATTGAACCTGCCCAGTTGTTGTCTTTGTCACCATTGTTGAATTTCTTCATAGTAACACTACGCATAGGAACGCGGAAAGGAATCAAATCACCTTTCTCGTCAACAGTTGGGAAGCCCATGCGAGGGATGTAAACCAAAAGTTTTTGGTTTGTGTAACCGTCCTTCGCACGGTTAAAGATTTGGATACCGAGTTCTTCTCCAAGCTCAGTGAGTGGAGAACGTTTAGCACCCGCAGTATCTTTTGCAAGGACAGCTTGCATTTTAGCCATTTGCTTTTGCGAAATTTGTGTCAAGTCTAGTTTTACCATATTTGTTTTACCTCAAGTTTTCTAAGCATTGTTAAGCAATAATTAGCATTATTTAGCAATTTAAAGCATTTTCTAAGCAATTTTAAGCAATTAGTAACTACCGTTAGTGTTCTGTTTCTTTTGTAAAGCTTTCTATTTAGTATTTTTAGTAGAGTGAACTTTGCTAGTTAAACTAGCAATTTGTAATTAAATTTTTGAAAGAGGAATTACTAAGTAACCAAATCAACCAACCAACAAATTAACAAAATCTTAATTTATCATTCAGAACTAACGATAGTTGTGCCTTTTGAGGTAATCTCATGAAACCAACAGTGCGACTTCTCAGCCGTACATAAAAAGCCAACGAAAATGATACCTCTAATAGTAATTAGGTAGTCTCTACATTGGCTTTGGCTGTCATCTCGACGGTCAAATAAATTTGTTGTCCATTGTGGACTTGGGTAAGCTAACTTACCTATAAGCTACAGACCTGTTACAGTCTACAACCTGAAAAATATATGGAAAGGAAATAGTTCGATGAGAACCATCTATGCGAGGTTAAGGAAAATGAATCCGAAAAACTTAACCTCTACAACCTAAAGACCTTTTACAGTCTCTAGGCTCAAAAAGAAAGTAACAGCTTATGTATATTGCCGTTTTAGGTAAGACTTGTGCTTACCTACAAGCCACAAACCGTTGAAAGTCAGTGACCTGAAAAAATAGAAAAAGAAGGCTATTAAGAAATGTCTTAATTCACCATCAGAGAGCAACTTGTACTCTCTACGAATCTTGCGTCTTTGACAACGCAAGACCCACCGAAATAAAATAATAACTAGGAGAACAATCATGAGCATTTAACATGCACGTTGAATGTTCTTGGAACCGAGGTTCCAATGAATTTTAGACCTTTGACAGTCCAAAATCCAGTATGTTTATAGCTGCATCATAAGGAGGTATGCATTTACAGAAGGAAAATCCTTCTAAGAGTAACCGACCGATTAAAATCGGATACCCTGAAACAAAGTTATGCGAAGGGGAGAAAAACTCTCCCCTATAAGTTACTGACCTTTTACAATCAGTAACCTAACTCGAAAAAGAAAAGAAGAACAAAATGTTCTTTCGACAAGGAAACGTCTAAACCTTGCCTATAAGCAGCAAACCTATGACAATTCACTGCCTAATATAATGTTAAATAAAGGAGTGATTAGTTGAATGGAAAACTAACCAATTCGAACTACTTTAAGTAGTTCTATAAGCTACGAACCTATTACAGTTCGCAACCTCAACATAAAATTTTCACAAAAGGAGATTGTGAGTTGGTCTGCGAACCTAAACGAAAGGTGGCAAACCTAAACAATAAGAACCTACGACAGTCCTTAATGCGAAATCTTGGAAGAAATTCCTACCGTAACTAGGACAAAACGGTAGTTGCGAAGTCGAAACGTCCTTAACCAACTTTACTTAATCATTTTACCATAAAAAGTAAGATGTGTCAAGAGTTTTCTACGCTTTTTGCTAGTTTTTCTAAATGTTGATTGATTTGTCGGTCAAATCGAATTAAAACCATGTCTAGTTCACGTTTTCTAGCGTTAATTTTCTCTGAAATGCGACCTACTAAATCATAGTCAGTGTAAGGCAAAGCATTGCTCACCAATTCAAAAATATGTAGTTCAATTTCACTAGCTAGGTTCTGATACTTGAAGCGTAGAACGAAGATACCGCTAGGGAGGGTGCTTGGTTTTTCTCTGAATTCTATGTAATCAACATTAGCTTGCTGACAGACAGACTCTACAAATTCAAGAAAAGAAGTATCTTGATAAACTAAATTGTAAGCAAGTTCATTCAGTTGGCTCACCAAAGGATAGGCATTTACTAATTTTTGGTGGAAATCAAGCATAAAACCAACCCCAACGAGCATCTTTCTTAGTACCCACTACTTCAACCTTAAATATCCAACGACCATCTGGTAACTTAGAACGTAAATAGAGTAAACGGTGAACCGCTTTATAGTAAGAATCATAACGACAAATCGCTGGGTGCGTTTCCTCTTCTAAAAGGTTCAATTCTTCATCAGAGTCTTTGAAACCAGCGTAGTAATAACGAGAACCTAGAGGGATACCAAGTTCAAATCCTGAGACAGAGATAACATATTCTACTTCCCTTAAAGCTTTGTACTCTTCAGAGTGATTTTCAAACATATTCCCCAGTAAAGCAACGTGTATAGTTCCTTCTAAGGACATACTTACAATTTCTGTAAATGGTAAAACTGCACCATCTAAACTAATTAGATAGAAACCTAAAGGAGTGTACGTTACGAATCCTTCAAAGTGCTTGAAGTTCAAACTCAATAAATGATACCGAAGGTGAAGGTAATCCCCCTCATAAATCGGTTCTCCTTTATCAGAAAGTAAAGGAGTTTTCCTACAAGGCACAACCCCTGCTTTTTCAATCGGTATTGGGTTTAAGAGAGTGTTGTGTTTCCACTCGTTTAGGTAAATCAAACCATCACTCGTAAGTGTGAAATCATAAACCCACTTCTGTTTATACAAGTGCCAAAGTCTCATATCAATCATTTTGTGTCTTCTTTCTTCTAAGAGTTGGAAAATTATCTTAACGAATGCGTTCCAAACGCAAATGCACCACTACGTTATCTTTGTAGTCTGTGCGGTCAATATCACGTTGAAGTCGGTAAGAAATGTAATGTTCCGCAATTTGGAGATACCCATTTGAGAGAAGTTTATCCTCTACCAAAGCTTGAATCATAGAAATAGTAATGTTCTCAGAATGAGACTCTTCCAACTGTACTTCGACACTCTTTGCAATTTTAGCTAAGTTATTTCTTAGGTCATCACCTACTACATACACAGACTGAGCTGCTTTAATCAAAGCTCCGTAAATCTTATCTGCGTTAAATTCTTCTATTGCACCGTTACGTTTTACAATTTTCATTTTAATACCTAATTTCTTTCTATTTCTGCTTACGGACAAAGCGTCCGTCTGTGAATTGGTCTGTTGGGAGTGTTTCGGTAAATCCGGGGAAAACTGGACCTACAAAGTCTACTACAACAGACTGAAATTCCTCTGAATATCGGATACCGACAACTGTAACCACTTCTTCATCAAAAGCTACTGTTATCCACTCAGAGCCTAAACCAATCCACTTTTTCCAATAGTTTACTTTATCTTGTTTTGAAACGCTCATTTTAATTCATCCTTAAACAAAGTTACTCGCTCAAAGCAACCATCCATGAACTCCGCGAGTGGGCGAACCCAAGTTAAGCGAGAGTTTTCTGTAACCCCACTATAAGCCACTGCGACTTGCAAATCAGACTCCATTACTACAAGGTCTTTTACCATATAGAGGTTTTCAGTCTTTTTGTGTCGCCAAATGGAGCCTTTTGGGATGACTTCTTGGAGTTGATTCAACTTAAAAATCTCATATAAATCTTTACTCACAACACTAACCTTTCCACCACTGCTGCCTTGTTTTCTACCAAAGGAACTAAGACCTCATGTATCTGAGAACCAAATAGACTTAAAAAGTTGTCTATATCCTTCACTTGAAAAGAAAGACCTTCTCCGAACTGATACCGTTTCTCTTCCACATATAAGAAAGTCGAATTAGTCGGTACTTGCCACTTCTTCTCTAACAAAGCTCTCTGTCCTACTTTATCATTATCCGGGACACAAATTACCTTATCGAACAAATTAAGGACTGCTCCCTTATAAGCATTTACGTCCGCTCCCATAGTCGCAATAGCTGGTACACCATAAGCATCCAAATGAAGAGCATCAAATATACCCTCAACCACCACGACAGAACCTCGATACCGCTTATCTCCGTTAAAAGATTTATCTAAGGCTCTATCTAGGTTAAACCAATGGCTTTCTTTAGAGAAATCTTTGTCAGCAATCGTATAGTATTTAGGGAAACCCTTTCGCCAACCTACCAAAGTCGCAATCGAACCATCTGCGGTGCGAATAGGAACAACCACACGACCTTCTAAAGTAAATGTGCCTTTATCAAGCCAACCGACCTCATCTAAAGCGTTCATCAACTCAATATTGACCGAAGGACTTGTTGCGAAACCTAGAGAGTTTTCAGTCAAATAAGACTTAATCTCATCATGAATGTACTTACGCTGAGTGGCGACTTCGGATACCGAGTTCAAATCTATCAAATTTTCTTTGACTAGTTTGTAGACCTCTTCTTTGGTTCTCAAATTATAAGTTCTCCCTTTCCTTTAAATTTCTTTTATTATAGCACAAAAACGCAAAGAAAACAAGTCTTGGACTTGTTTCTTCTTTTATTTATTATATACTTGAGTTAAAACGATTAGTTTCTTTAAACTCACAAAACTAATAAAAGAGTGTCGTTAGGTACCGTAGAATCAGTTAGAGTGCGTAGTAAATTTTGAATGTGGAGCAAGCAAACTCTGTGGGATACTCCGTTGACTGCATCTCTCTGTTTAAAGTTCTTAAATGAACGTAAACCAATCTCAATCGAATCTTCTTTTAACCAACTTGGATTTAGTTTGAAAGAACAACCATAGTAGTCTAATAGCTCTAAAATAGTTCTTTTATTAAGTCCGTTTGGAAATTTGTAACGCAGAATGTTGTAAACATCAACCTTATCTTTCGCTCGACGATCAATGTACCTATTGCACATTTGAATTTTTCGTGCTAAAGACTGTTCAATCGGAAGGACTTCGTACTGCCAAGTTCCGGAGTTTGAGCTAAAATCAATCTTCAAACAAGGAGTTACACAAGTACCGTCTGTTACTTGGAACTTGTATGTTACTGAAGTCTCACGGACTTTGATTGGTTTGAAAGATACCGTGAGACCTAAATCATTGAGTCTCAATGCAAAACGGTCTTGAAACGTAAAGTAATCAAGCTCAGACAATTCTCCGAAATAGTCTAAATCTAAATCCGTAGTTTCCCTTGTCTCTTCTGCTAAATCAATTAAACCTGCGAAATAATTTGAATAGATAGCGTGTGCGCCTACAACTGTAATCTTATTCGCTAAACCTAAATCTTCTTGTAAGGTACGAAAAGCCAAATTTAATAAGTCGTTGTAAGTGCGTTTTGTTTTAAGATTAAACAATGTCTAGCTCCTTTCCTAGTAGTTTTATTGCTAATTATTATAACACAAAACAATAGAAAAATCAACTCTCTACGAGAGTTGACCGTTCCATTTAAGCTTAATTCTTCAACTGTTTCAAAGTTTCAAACAGTAATGTAATGTCTGGTGCTAAGTACGTTTGAATTGATAACAAACCATAATCTATCAAGCACAAAACTAGAAAAGATACCGCTAGGTATTTGAGCCATTTCTTTCTAGTAGCCGTTATTTCTTCCTCAGACTCATATTCTAAATCTGAGTGGTACTTGAAACCTACATAAATCAAGAAACCAAGTACAATAAAAGCAGTGAAACTGAGAAAGTCGTTCCAAAGGTCAAAAACCTTATAAATTTGCCACTGAGAGCGTAGTTGTGGGTAGTTTCCTACAAATTGTTGTACCAAATCGGTGCTTACATTTAGCGATTTTGCTAGTTCATCAAATAATTTATCCACTTAGTTTACCCTCTCAAAAATAAAGACTTTCCTAATTCATCATAATTAAGAATAAGTAGTCTGTAATTGGTATTCACAACTTCTAGTGAAACGCTATCTTGAAATGCACTTACCTCAAATGTTACATAGCTAGTCAATAAAATTGAACTTACAACTTCAATTACCTTCTCCAAAGTTAAATAAGACTTCTGATAAGAAATAGAATCGTGTCCTAACCTATCTTCTTCAAATTGTGAGACTACATAGCGCGCATCTTTCTTTAAATGTCTTCTCAATTTCTTAACTACTTCTTCAGTTGAGTAAACTGTTAAGCGTTTTGGTTTTGATTGTTCAGGAAACATTTAGATACCCTTTCTAAAATTATTGCGTAATGAGCAAGTCTGAACCATTTGTGAACTGTTTCGATAAGTATAAAAGTTCTTCCTCAGAAATATAAGTAATACCCTTACGCTTTATATAAGACCAAGTTCTGTTGTACATCTCATCAGGTACAGACAACCAACCGTAGTCATCTCTAAAGAAAATCTTCAATATTTGGTCTTGAACCATGAAAATAGTTTGGTCTCCGTTTTTAAAGTTAATACGAAAAGGTTTTAATTCTTCAATCATATTTTAGTCCTCAAAATCTATTAGAATAATCGTGTCTTCTGGTAACTCCGAAGAGCAAACCACAGAAAGCATGTCGTCCAAATCTAACTGTTCATTTGACTTCTCATAGTATCGACTAAAACAAAATTCTACAAACGCTCTTACTTGCCCAAAAGTTGTAACTCGATTAAAGTCTTTGCGCACAATATCATTAAAAACATCCATAACTTCTCTGTATTGAGGACTAAAGGTTAACCAAAAGTATTCATTCTCTACCTCATTCAATACGTTATCTAACAATTTCAAACTATCTAAACCTGTGTGTAACTCAGACATTTTAACGTTAGTTAAATGTAAGTGAACTAAGTCATTTATTCTCCAAGCCATATCTCAATCCTCAAATTCTATAACCACTAGTAAATCATCAGCCAAATTCAATTTTGGTAAATCTTCTGGTGAAAATTCACTTGCTAAAACTGAGAAAGCATAGTTAGAACGGTCTTTTGCACAATAGTTTACAAAAGCTACAACTTGCCCCAAAGTTGTAATGTACTTACTTTTAGGACGAACAATTTCATTAAATACATCATATACCTCTTGTTTTAAAGGACTAAATGTAAACAATAAATCTCGCTCATTTGGATCAAGTAAATCATCGCATAAACCTAACGGATTTTGAGTAGTTTCCAAGTCTGATAGTCGAATTTCTGTCAAATGTAAATGAATCAAATCATGAAGTCGCCAAGCCATATTTAATTTCCTTTCAATTCATCTGTGTAATAAGCCGCTAACTCTTCCATGTACTTCGTTGTCCAACGTTTGATTTTTGCGAGTTGATTGTGGTCAAGCATAGAAATAGCACTTAGAGGGAGAAGAGAACTCTTCCTAGTCCACACCATATCAGTAGTGTTACACCAAATAAACCCTGAACAAACTGCAGCCCCATTTAAAGAGTTCTCTTCAATTTCAACGTTTAAAGGACTATTCGTGTCAGAGTAAACATTAACTTCTAACTTTAAGTCTTTATCTTTCAACTTCTTATTGAGTAAAGACTTCAACTCAATCGAACAATATTCTAAGTTTTTAGGGTCTATTTTTACTAATTGTTCTTTTACCATTTTATACCTCAATCAACTTAACTAATCGGAGTCACAGTGTACTCCAAGTAAACCTTCTAACAAAGTCTTATTTATTAAAGAAAAAGAGAAACCTTTCTCAAAGTGGGATACCCAAATATCACAGACAACTAAGCTCTCAGTAGTGTTGTATCCTAATATATCACGTTTTACAAGAGCATGAGGTAACACTTTAAAATCTACTTGACAACGAATACGTTTCGTTTTCATTCCCTGATGTGAGAACTCAAACACTAATTTATTAACTTTAACATCAGACTTAAAATAACCAAACTCAATCTTTCCTCTATAACCACCGTACCCCTTATAACTAGGACTTGTTTCATAGATGAGTTTTTCATTAAGAGTGATTGGTTGAGATTTTTCAAAATCCTTTAGTTTTTCAACTGTAGTTGAACAATACAAACGTAAAATCTCTTGGTATTGTTCTAACTGCAACAATCCTTGAAGAAGTTCTTTAAATTGTTCCTCGGTTTCAATCAGAAAGTCATCTCTCCAATCGACTTTAGGTTTATAACCTTTAGGGTGGACAACTTTTTGTAAAAATTCTTTTAAACTAGACACTTTAATACACCTCAACTACTCTGGTAAATATTGCCAAGAGAAATGCTCTTCATCATGGATACCCTCAAAGTAGTTACCATGTCTAACGCTAAGCATGACTTGAGAAACTAAATACGAACCATCAGATAATTTCACAAGAACTGGTTTATACAATCTAGGCAAATCACCAACTAGAGGGAAGGTAAATTCCTTTTGTCTTTGTTCTGCAATCCAAGACTCATCTTGCATTTCTTTCTCAAAAATAGAGCGTCTATCCCATACAGAGTGCCACTCATTACGAGAATTAACTTCAGCACCTTCTGAAACCTCAAAAAGAACCATAATGGAACTTGCTTGCAAAATGTAATTATTCTCATAGTTATCAAGTGAGGAAGTATGTTGATACTGCACATCTTTGATAACAACATGAGGATTCTCAGCTACCCAAGCATTGAATTGGTCTGCTGCTTTGCAAAAGTCTGAGGGGTCACCATCCTTATCGCTTAGAAAAATCTTCGTTTGTAACATCACTAATCTCCTACATTTTATTCATTTGTTTCGTATAGCAAACAAATTGCTTCGTGAAAATCCGAACCGGATACCCCACTATCCGCAAATCCTGAAACATTAGCTTGATAGCGCATATCTAAAATTCGGACATTTGGGTTTTCTCTTAACCATTCGTTTGCTTTATCGTCAGCACTCTTCCAACCCTCTCTGTAAGGAGAGTCAGAGGTGAAAATTTTAAGTTGTTGCATCTTTTAAGTCCTTCTCCTTTATCCATCTTCCATCTACAACTTTACCCCGTCTATCTTTGATTTCTCCCCAAGCGTGTTCTACGCATTCAATCAAATCCCAACCATAGTGTTTTGCAATATGTTTTAAATCTGCAACAACATCCCTCAAAACCCAGATACCGCTTGCTCCTGACCAAATTAAATTAGTCGAAATAGCGATTTGATCTAGGTGGAAACCTAAATAGTTAAATTCACCCTTGTCAATCCACCAATATTCTTCAAAGAAATTACGCTCACCCTTTGAAAACTGCTGCACATAAATAATCAAAGTGACTACAATGTCACCTAAAGAATCTTTTAATAGCTCTAAATCCCCTCGGTAATAAGCACCGAAAAGTTCTCCAAATTCTTCCATGATTTTGTAGCGTTGGGTTTCATAAGGCAATTTGTCGATACCTCTATCCTTTGACCAACTCTCAATCTTCTCAATCAAAAGAGGTACTTCTTCTAGTTCATTTCTTCTATTCACTAATCAAACCCTCCAAGTCTACATCAAAACCTTGCTTTAACAAGGTAAACAATAAGTTTGTTCGAGTTGTGGGAGTTAAATCGTGTAAATAGTTCGCTAACCATAAATCTCGGTCTACCTCAAACTCTGTTATAGAAATCTTGTAATTTATTACACTAGGTAAAGCACCTAAGGAAACTTTGTAAGGTAAGCTGAAGGCTAAACCATTACCTACGTCCAGCTTTAAAGACTCACGATGAGGATCATAATAAAATGATGCATCCTTAGTCTTAAAGAGCCACCCTTCATTGTGTTTTGTACTTTCTAAAGAACAATCTGCTAGGTTTTCTCTGTTGCTATAAAAGACCACTTCTTTTGGAAGTTTAAAATAGTCGCTGCTACGAACCAAAACGTTTACTTCTTCTGGTGTTAAGTTGTTGAACATAAGTTCTCCTTCTCTTTCTATTTCCTTAGTTTAACCAGCATAAATGTAATCTATAACCTCAACCACTGTATTGAATGTAACCTTATCTGTAGGTCGTTGCAATGACACACCTCTTACAGAGGTATCATGACTCACACAGTAATATCGAATATTCTTAGATTTAACACTCACTCGGAAAATCTCTTGTACATTGTTGGCTTTCAAGCGCTCAAAGTATAAAATCCATTTACCTGTACCTACAATACGCTCAAAACCAGTATCCATTATTTGATTTAGTTCATTTACTAATTCATTCATCATTTTAAATTACCTCACCTAGTCTTGCTCACCTTTAAGCAAATCTGCGTCCTCATAAATGTTCCCTACAATCTTGAAGTCATCAGACAATCGTAGAAAATCACTTAATACTCTCATGTTATCCTCATAAATCGAAGACCACAAAGCAGACTCTTCCAAAAGACCATATTTGCTCTTAGTCAAAGTAAACTCAAAACCATCAAACTCTAGCGCAAAATAATTATCAAGTTGAGTTTCACCATAGGCTTCATCTATGTTTTCATAAAACCCACCATCACTAAAGTAAACTGTATCAGCAACCTTAATAATAGCTCCTGCAAACAAAGGTTGACCTTCGCTATCTACGAAAGGAGTTTGAAGTAAGAGGATACCCTCAGACATTGGGATGACGCGGTTAAATTCATCTTCTGTTACTGGGTAAATCTCTTGTTGGATATAATCAATTCCAGCTACTTCAAACATTTGCTCAGTTTTCGTATCCCAAACTTTGTAACCTAATTTAGTTGATTCCATATTCTTGTAACAACTCCTTATTTTGATAAATATTTCCAACAACCTTCACATCAAGTTGATGGTCACCCAATAGCAAATCCTCAAGTTCTACAGTATAACGGTTTGTAATGTTTAAACCTAAATCCGAGCGCTCGACGATACCGAGAGAATAATAGGTGTCTTCAGTTTCAGAGGTGTAATCTTCAAATTGAACAATATCTCCCTCATAAATCTCTATAGGCTCTTCTGAGTTATCGAAAACGTGGAAAGACTGCATCACATTGTTAAGGAATAAAGCTTTTGCAATAGGTAATCTATCTCCTGTTAAGGGAGAAAAAATCTCATAAATTGCGCCATTAAAATGCTTAGTTAAACAATGGTCTGGAACCATTAACTGAAGTTCTGAATCCCAAGCTCTCATTTTTGGTAAGGTCATTTATTTTACCTCGCTTAACAAAGCTTGCAAACTATAAACTATATTGTCATTTGCCATTTTCTTAATAGCAGTTGGGAATAAGCGTTTCAATTCACCCCGCACTAAATTGTTTTCGCAGACAAGCTCCAAAGGAAGGATACCCCAAGGGTGTTTAAACTTAAGGTTTATCAATAAATCTAACAAAGATTTGTAATAAACATAGTTATTTTGTTTTTCTACCATCTCTTTTGCATATTGTAAATGATCTAAAGCTACTTCATAATCTCGTTGTTGAGACTCAGTAAGTTTAAGACCTTCTACAAGCTTTTCAATCAAGTCAATAGTTAAATCATCTAACGTAAACTGAACTACCTCAACAGAAGACTCTGTTAAATCAACACCCTCAGACAAAACTTGAGTTAAAGAAACTGCATCCATAGACTTAGAATCCTCAGTTGGTAAGTACAAGATTGTCTGACCCAAATACTTATATCTACCCCAACTCAATTCAACGCTGTGCGTATACCCAAACTTCTCGAAATAATGTCGAACAAACTCATTCAAAGTCAAACTCTCTACACCTTCAATAGCATGAGAAATCAAATCTTTGAAAATTTCAGTGGAGATACCAAAACCTTTATCCCTATCATCTCCATAAGAATGGTAAGCGCCAATCTCTTGAGGTTTGATTGTCATCTTTAGGTCAACATCTTTTCCATCAACAGTAGTCGAAATATCAATCATAATCTCACAAATATTCGTGCGATTATCTGCCCAAGTTCCTTGAAATTCATTAACTTCATGAACTTCGTCAGTAATATTTTCAATCGTGAAATCCTTAAATTTTACAATAGACATGGTAGTTCTCCTTCACTCTTAATTCAATTAAAATCCTATGGACACACCACCCAAGTTGGGTACTCTAAATCATACCCCACATCGTTTGGGGAGAAGAGTACATCTTCAATATATGACTTAGAGTCCTTGTCATAGTGCATCAAAGTCAAAGTCATAGAATGTTTAAATGCAATTCGAATTACTGCAATTAAAGCTGGTGTTAAACCTGTCACATAGATAATTAAATCATCACCGTCTGTAATCCCTAACTCAGTGAATCTATCTGCTACTTGATTTCTCAAAGTTTTAGGGTTGATAGGGAATTGAATAGCTCCCTCAGAAAAGATGTATGTTGTTACATCTTCAATTTCATGTCGATTATCACATAGACCCAGTGTATATGTTTTTGCCATTATTTTGTTCTCCTGTATATCTTTTATTTTAACTATATCTTATTATAACACAAATAAAAGAATAAGTCAAGCACTAAATGACTTGACCTACCCCCATCATAAGTAAAAGCAGAATAAAGGATACCGAAAGTAAGAAAATCAGACCGTTTAACCACCACTGCACAATTTTCTTCTTTTCCGCCTTAGTTGGAGCGTGTTTAAACAACTTCCAGCAAATACGAAACCAATTCAAAAAGAGAAATATCAACAGTCCAATAAAGACATAAAGGTGTTGATCCATGAAACTTAAAAAAGTGTGTGCGTAGTGTTTGAGAGTGTTCCAAATTTGTGTATAGTTCATGAGTGTAGTTTTTCTAAGTCGGAATTAGAGAGCAAGCTTAACTGAACACTATCTAAAGTGTCCAATAAGCTGGTATTTACTTCAAGGTCGAAACATTCACCTTGAATATTCACTTTATAAGTATACGAACTGTGAGACCTATATCGTTTGTTTAATAGATAAATTAAACGAAGAAACAACAAACCATAATGTTGGTCTAACCAGACCCAAAAGGAGCGCTCAATTAAACGGTGTTTAGAATCTCGTATATTTCCCCAAAACCTAATTTCCTTATTCGTAATAGAAACTTCAATCGCCAACATAGAGGTGTCTTCAAATTCGTAAACGAACTTAAGCTCATCACCTAACTTGTGGTTACTGTCGAAATATTGGATACCGAGGAAAGTTAGAACCTCTTCGAGCGTAGCTTCTCTCATCAAATAAGTAAGGTCTTTGTCTAGCTTTTGTAATGCTTTTAGTGTCATAAATAACTCCTATATAAGAATTTTTAAACCTTTGTAAACGCACAGATACCCTAACAAACTTGTGCGCGTGGTTACTTCTACTAAAGGTTTATCTAACCAAGGAGAAAGAGAGTCTGCACCGAAAGTCTGTTGAGTATAAGTCAACAAACGTATAGACTTTAGAAAATCTACTAGGGAAATAGAGAAATCTTCTACAATCAGCACTTTCTTCTCTTCTCTTAATCTTTGTTTAATTAAATCCATTTGGTTCAAGTTCAACTCAGGTAAGCCCGAATTGAAGAAAGAATAACTTTTGTAAGTTTCAATCTTCTGTTTTAGAGAAGAATAACTGTCTAGCTTAGGAAAAATATACTGAATCAAGTCCTCCAAATCCTTAGTGCGTGTTGAGAAGAGTTTCATAACTGCTAAGTCTTCGTAAGATAAAACTCTAACAGTTAAATTACGAAACCCAGTTAACTCCAAAGAGGTGTACTCGTTCGTTTCGTACAAAGAAAAGAATGTCTTTACGTTGTTTGAGAAACCGAGACTTGCCAAATATTCTTTAGGTAAATAATCAAGAGAACCTAGATAATCAATATCTGAGGTCAATCTTGGTTCTCCTAACAAAGCAAGTGCTGAACCGCCTACTATGAGGATTTCGGGTTTTGGGGATACCCCTTTGGAGTCTTTATCTAACTTAGTTAGTCTTTCTAATATATCTGATTTTGATAAAAATAAAGACCAACCACCAAGTGCCATTTGGATATTCAAATAAACCTTATGTGGCAGTTCTTCCTCAGACATATCAGAAGAATACGTACCGTTTTCAAAAGCTGAAATCAATTCAGTTAGCTCTCGATACCGAGTCTTATCTGCCATGAAAAATCTTTGAGCCTTTAAAAACTCTACTACTTTCTTATCTTTTTCATTCATAAGTTTAAATCACTCTAATTTGCTTTCTAACGAGTTTTACTTTTCTGAGGGATAAAGTATCGACCTCATATTTAAAATTTAATCTGGGGCAATCTGGGGCTTTTGAGTGCTATCTGAGATAAATTTCTCTTCCTACGAAAAAGAGCAGACTTCCATCTGCTTTCTTCTTTTGTCCAAACTGCTCTTTTGGAAACAGAGACTTGAGGACTCGAACCTCAAAAGTAGACCGAACTGTGATTGGAGCAACAGTTCTACTAGTCTCTACCTTCTTTCTAGTGCTGCTAGAAAGAGGAATATATGAAACATCACAAACTACACCCGAGAAAGTTGCTGCTTAAAGACAAATAATAGAAGTCTGTAAGAAACCTTTCTGTTATGTATTTTTGTTCACACGGAGGAATCAGTTCCGTGCTATATATTTAGCACTTTTGATGGTGGTAAATATGAAAAATTTTAATTACTGTATTCACAAACATAACTTAGTCCACTAACTGCACAAATAACTAAATTTTGGATTTATTGTGTTTCACTATGTACAAACAGTAATAAGGTACACAGATTAAATCAAAATTTACCTGATTTTCGATGAAACTTCACCAAGTACACCTACTGACTGGTACCAAAATCTAATGTGAAGTAATACCAAACTAAACACTTACCTTTAGAAAACTACTTCTCATTTCACTAAGTGTACAAATAAACGGATACCAAAAATCAGAAAGGATTATAATTCGTTTCACTTACTGTACAAACTAACAGGTACCAAAACTTCAAATACTAAAGTAGTTGACAAAAACGAGTTTCACTAGTTGTACAGAACAACTGACACCAAAACAAAATCTTTAAAAGCTAAAAGAGCTAGAGATTTCACTAAGTGTACAAACAGGTACCAAAACAAATCAAATTTGTCGTCCTAACTTCACTAAGTGTACAAATCAAATGATACCAAAACATGATATTGTTCTCGCAGAAAATGACGAGGATTTCACTAAGTGTACAAATCAAATGATACCAAAACCTCACAAACGAGTTCTTACCGTAGTTTCCCTCTATGCGAAGTTGTTCGCGAGGATACCGAAGCACCTTCACAGGACCGTGAACTGCCCTTAACATCTATAAGTATAGCACAAAACCTCTTGGTTGTCAAGAGGTTTATTGTTTTTCTTTAGTTTTTATTTGTTTTACTGCCGATAAACCATTATACGCTAATTTGGTATCTAACATTCGGATAAATTCAGAAGGAGCATTGAACATAATCTCTGCACCTCTTGACTTACGAGAGTCAAACCAAGACATCGTTTCCTTATTGTATTGAATACGCTCCTGCAGAGCTTTAAAGTCTTGCATGTGAACCTCAAATTCAGAACCAAATTCTAACAAATTGTTAATCACTTGACCATAGAAATTCTTTCGAGTTTGAGTTAACTTATGCCAAATATATCGTCTCTTACCTAACAACTTGTAATAGGTTTTGGTATTGTTCCATTTTAGGCGACCTTGTTTAATAGTACCATCCTCGTTATAGTTTTGAGGGTTGTTTACTCTACGAGAGTTTTCAATCAAACGATCCAAGTCAGAAAGCTTATCGGAGATACCGTGATCTCTGGTTAAATCATAACGGACAGTTTGTTTGCTATTACTTGCAGTTAATTCCAGAGTGTCTACATCAACTGAAATAAGAACTTTCTCCTTACCTTGAACATGACAGTAATTATAAGGCTCTCCTGCAAACACCAACTGAGCGTAATACACCCAATTTCCAAACTTGTTTTGCTTACGGTAAATACCCCAATGGGACATCTTCTGTTCAGACAATGCGTAAGCTAATTCAATATCTTTTCCTTTGTTTACTTCGAAGTCAAACGGTAAATAAATACCTTTTTCTTTCTCAGCACCTCTAGTACCCCCTAAATACAACCCATTTTCGGTTACATTCTGATTACGTTTACGGACAATAAACCCATTAAAATCAACATAACGAGGAATTTTCATAATGTTCTCTGAATTGGGTTGTTTTCTGCGTTTTAAATACCCTTTCTTAACTGCTAAGGCTAAGTCTTCAAAGGTAGACCAATTCACGTAACCTTCTTCAGAGTAACGTCTGAACATATTGGTTGCTTGCCCTAAGTCCGTATATTTTACAAATTTACTTGAGTTCAATTTGAAGGAAGAGTTTAATTCTCCCCATTTCTTCATAAACTCCTTATCCTTCACCTTTTGTTCTGCTTTAGATAAAGTGTTTTTGACCTCCAAATACTCTTTGAACTCTGTTGCTAGAGACTTGTATTCTTCTGAGGATACCCTTCTATACTCTTGAGTGTTGAACCACTGGATAGTAGCTCTTTTTAGTTTATACAACAACCAAAAGCGCTTCTCTAACTGCTTTTCGTAACCATTTGGGTTTAATCTAATCGTTAAAACGTACATAATTTAGTTCTCTTTTCGTTCTCATTTTCTCTATTATATCAAAAATATTGTGAAAAGTCAAATTAAAAAGTACCTAGATAGGTACTTCATTTAGTTAAAAATCGCTATCGTATTGCAAACCTAACAAATAGTCCTCTTCTATTTCTTCTTTAACATGTTTATAATAGTCCCACTCTTCTTGTGTTACCTGTTCTTCTGTTTTATGTTGACCCATGCGACCAACTCTATTAGAAAACATTAACGCTCTATCATTTATAGTTACCTTACCAACTACACGCTCAACCGAAGTATTCGGCTCTGGGAGACAGTTGAAACATACCCAATAGCGAGGTTTCCGTTTTGGGTTAAAGGTATAACCACGTGTACCTTTTTCTAACCTACAACCACAATCTTTACAAGTTCGGTCTGCTTTTATCTTTACAACTTTGCAGTTAGAGTTGGGGTCTTCGAGAGTAATTTCATCGATTTCAACAATCGATTCTGAAAAATACCTTACCCCGATTGTTTGAGTATTCACTAATCTAGGCAAATCAAACCACCTCCACTTCAATAAAAAGGCGAACACAAACTTGAGTATTAATCGTAGACTCAGATGTGTAAGGTTTGACCTCAAGTGAAGATACCCAAGTGGTGTGGGGGAGTTCTACATAGTTAGAACAAGACAACCAATCAAGAACTTTACTTAACTCATGCAAATGCTCTAACTTTTCTAGGTAAACTCGTTTTCCTGCACCTTTGTTTGTAATAAAAACATGTTCAATCGAAGTTCTGAATTGAACCGAGGTAATTTGAGGAATAGGTTGCTCAAACTGAAGAACATCACTACCTTCAAACTTTTCCGGAAACTCCCAATACCCTGACATACGAGCTAATTCAAAGCCACCTTCATAACTGTACCAAATGTGAGAAAGTAATTTGACTGCATCATGCGTGGACACAGAATATAACATAGGAAAATCTGAGTAGTGACTTGTGATTACTCCTAATTCTACTTCACCTCTATCTTTGACTTGAACTTTCAAGTCAGATTCGGATACCGAAACCTCTGTATCGAAGAAAAACTGCTTTAAATAAGTCTCTAAGCTATTTTTCATAGCATGAGGATTAGCTTTTCTTAGCAAAACTCTGTATTCTTCTTTAGTGACTTGCAAACCAAACTTTTCTAAATAGTTTTGATAATCATGTTCTAACATAGCATCAAATTCCAAATGTATAACCTTCTTCCATTTCTATTTTTCTTTATTATATCACAAAAACCTTGAAAAATCAAGGGAAAGAAAAGAGAACCTAAGTTAGTTAAAGATTCTCTTCAAATTGTATTGAGTCCAAAATAAACTATGTTTATTGGCACACAGTGAACCACAACAGTTTTCTATCTTATCGAGGATACCGCTAGGTCTTTTCAACCATATTATGTTGAATGTCCATAAGACTTGACGGAAAGATGAAACTTACTTCTCGTCTGAAAGTAAGTCAATCTTAATTAGTTATTTAAGTGTAACCTAATTAGTACAGGTTGTCAAGAGCCAAACTTTTGGTAATACTCAGTTTCAACCAATCTAAGTTCTTGTAAGGCAAACTTCGTTAAATCATCTAAAAAGTCTACATTTGGTAGTGTAACCCGTATACGATTATTGAAACGCAAAGCATCATAAGGAAACTTTTGAATGTAAACAAATATATCCCTATCTACCAAATAACGATACAATTTACCTACATTTGGACGAACTTCTTGAAGGTGAATAATAGGGGCACTTACGTTATGTGAAGTAGGAGAAACCTTCAAACCATGATAAACACACATTTTCTTAAATGCAACTTCAGCAATTAAGTGAATGACCGTAGCAAATATTCTGTAATCTACATCTTTCATAATTAAAATATTACTGTACATACGCTCAAGTTCTGCAAGACTTATATACTCTTCATATAAAGGAGTTTTCTTATTTCGAGACGCAATCATAAAATAACCTCTCGATACCCTTTGGCTAACCAACTCTCACTATCATCCACGTTTAACTCAGATGAACCAATGGCATTCCAAGAAGGTAAAACCTCAGTTTCCTTATACAAATCATCTAAACGATCTTCAAATAAACCACCACCAAGCATAGGATTAGAATCTGAACCACCCCATTTAAACTGGAAGTGTACATCTAATTCTCCTTGCTCCGTTTCTTTCACAAAAGCTCGCACGCCTTTCTTTGTATAACGTTTTTCAAATAACTGTTCCATATCTCAAGAACCTCTTTCGTTTAATTTAGTTAAGTATAACACAAAAACCTTGAAAAATCAAGGTTTTATCGAGAATATAACTAGATAGTTGGAGAAATTAGTGAACGCAAGAAATCATGAAAACCCTGAAATATAGGAACTAACAAGTCTAAATTCAGTACAAAGGTTAAAACTAAGAAAACGCAAAATAACTGAATAGAAATCTTTTTAAACTGGGTCTTAGGCGGAATTTCACTTTCATTTAATTTAGACTTGTAAATAGAGTAAAAGATAGGAAAAACTAGAAGAACTCCTAAGCTTAAACCTTCCGCATGAGGTTTAAGGATACCGAAATAGAGCCAGCACTTATATAGCATTAAAAATGCAAACCAACCTACTGTAACTGAAGCTAATAAACTAGACAGAAAGACAAATAGCTTTGATAGATGTTCGTACATAGAATCGGAAAGTTCTTCTGAGTCTTTTGATTTTATACCTTTTAATTGCATAACTAAAACCAACTTCTTTAATTTATATACTACATTATAACATAAAAACCTTGAAAAATCAAGGTTTTACTGAGGATACCGACTGGGTGGTTTCTTCTAAAGATAAAATTAAAGCAACAACCTCATCTATCGCAGATTGGGGCAACCAAGACTCTAAATCTAAAATAGACTCATCTAAAACAACCTCTTTGTACATTGCAACCACTTTCTTTCTATCAAAAATGCGAAAGTATATCCTTTCGCACAACGCTCGATAAGGTTTAAAGTCTCTTATCCGACAAAATTCAGTTTTCCCCAACGAGGTCTTCACTGAAAACCCTAAACAAAGCTTGTAATTAGACCTGTGGGTAGTCTAAAAACTTTATAGCGCTTGACCATACTCTAGGTAACAGTCTAAATAAGTAGGTCTGTATCTTCCCAACAGCGGGGATGTACAGACCTACCAAGTATACTTGAGAGCTATGCTCCATGCCGATTAACGGATTTGAACCGCTGACCACCTGATTACAAATCAGATGCTCTACCAACTGAGCTAAATCGGCTAAATGTAGCTGAGAAGTAGTGCGCACTAAATCTCACTTACCCCAATCGCAACCGCAACCAGACTACACCGTAAAATTATTTACTTATAATTTCAATTTTGTAAATATGTTTACTCCTAAATGTTATTTTGATAAATCAGGGAACAAGCATTTAGAAATATTTCAACACATTCTCCATAAATAACTTTGCTAAACAGGGAGCTATTTTATATCAAATTTGCAAGTGAAACATAAGTAAAATTCGGTTTTAAATCCCCACCCGCGGTGCACACCGAAAACCCTAATAGAAGCTCATCTAAGCAACCGTGAGGTAGCTACTTAAGGTCAACGCTCGTTTAACGTCCTAGAGACGAAACAGTTTAGGTGTCTTATTTAGGACAATAATTACTAAGTAACAAAGTTAGTTCTTCTGAAAAACACAAACCATTTTCGTATCAAAAGGAACTGAGTCTAACTCAAAGTAGTTCTGTAAATAGGTTAAATAACTCTGATCTTTATACCTATAAATACCTTGTAACTGTAAACAGTCTTTCCAAGGATACAAAATCCACTTCATAAGTGCATTTGTAACATTATATTGCTCCTTTGACTCACGACTCAAAGACTTCAAACCCCAAACAGCGTGAAAAATAATCTCATAAGCATCTTTCACACTAGTTACAATAGAACCGTCTTCTTTTGTCTCAACATTATCAATAATCGAGTTTTTCTGAAGTTCTTGAATCCAAGTATGTATTTCTATCTCACTTTGTTTTGAAACAGGTTTGAGTGTGAATGACTCAGATACCGCATCAGGGTTAGCCCAATCTCGAATAACTAAAGAACCACCTGTTTTTAAACTATTTACAATCATTGATATAGTTTCTGTGCGCTCTTGACGGTTAAGATAACTCATAATCTCGTGGAAAACACTAGACAGATAAATAACATCAAATTGAAGTTCTTGTTTAAGCAACTCATCTTTAGTTACTACACTTACTCCCATACGAGATAAAGTAGTTTGTACAGTAGGAGAAATATCATAAGAATAGTAATCAGCACCTGTAGAAACTACATCAGCTATAAACTCAGAAGAAATACCAGAACCGAAATCCAAAAGTTTAATCCCAACTCCAAGAAAAGGCTCAACTACCTTAAACTTCGACTCAGCAGTTTGGTTCATTCTTTGAATATAGCTATTGTTATTGTCACTTAAATAGTTATCCATTAAAATCAATATCAAGTCTTTCTAATTACGAAACCGTTTAGTTGTCTTATTTAGAACAAGTTAATTGCGGAAGTAGGACTCGAACCTACGACCTCTTGGTTATGAGCCAAGCGAGCTACCACTGCTACCATTCCGCTGCAAACTAAGTTAGATACGCCAATATCTAACTTAGAACAATAATAGTACCCCTCTAAAGAAAGGAGTTTGCTTAGACCACTCTTAAAACCTAAGCAATGGAAAGAGAGGGATTCGAACCCCCGAACCAAAAGGAACGGATTTACAGTCCGCCGCGTTTAGCCTCTTCGCTATCTTTCCTAAATATAATTCCGTTTCTATTTCTACGAACAAGTCACCGCCATTATACGGATTGTTCTCGGTTACCGATATAGGTTGCAAGCCTTTTGTTTATTTGTTACGCTTGATTGACCTACACCACACCTTTCTTTACGGTAGGAGAATACCATAGAATAGAACCCTTAAGCATACTACCTCAATACGCTGACTCTATTTCTACCCTTTCGGTTAACCTAACACTTGAGGACTTAGGGCTGTTAGATGCCCTTTATAATATGTAATAGGACGGTCTTGAACCGACTTCCCTAGAAGTAACGTTAACTCTCCTTACTGCATCAACCTGCAAATGCTTCTACTACTAAGTTAAACTAAGCTCCAACCTCAAAATTAAACTGAACCAACACTTCAAATATAATAATACTAGACCTTTATGTTATCCTTTACCACATCAAAATAAAACTTCATTTAGCAAGTTTAATAAAAGTTCGTTAGTCAGTATCATTAAACAATACCTACCCTAACTGGGTGTAACACTCACCCTCTACCCCATCTACTAATGTATCAAGGATTACTTATATAAAATAACGTACAAAATCACCGTAAACCCCTTAAAGATAAACTCTAAGGCAATTTCCAAAGTTACGTACCTTTGGAGAGCTGGCTGTAGCTCAGACCGAGTTAAAGCTCGGTTAATACACCGTATGGGAATCGAACCCATGTTACTGCCGTGAAAAGGCAGTGTCTTAACCACTTGACCAACGGTGCATGTTCAAGAGTACCCTATCTCAGTCAGATACCCCTTTATTAAACATTTGTTGCTTGACACTACTAGACAACTAGGTCTAGGGAAGACTTGAACATCCACTTCAGCTCTGAGAAACCGCGTGCTATTTTCAACAACGACTTGAGTAGGAATCGAACCTACGTTCTAAATGCTCATCCATCATCAGCAATCAAGTCTCAGCTTAGGATAAGTCTCTGCTTTTTCGCAGACAAATTTGGCTTTCGCGACCGTGTTCTTTAAAGGCGACCCTAACTCCTTGTAGACAAATATGTGCAGATGTTTATAGTCGTTACTGCTCAGTTAAATCTGTCTACTGCAAAAACTTAACTTCTATGTTTTATATTATAACACACTTAGGTGTATTTGTCAACAAGTTTTCTTGAAAAGTTTCGTTTTTACTAGAAAAGAGTGAAACTTAGAAAAATTTAGAGAGCTTTTCGATACCCTTGCAGTAACTTGATTTCCTTTTCGTACTCACGTTGAAGTTTTAGACGATAAGACTTCTCAGTGTCTATATAAAGCACACAAGGACTTGTTGGTTGAAAACGTGGGTCTTTGTTATTCAAATCCCAACTTGACTCCACAGAGCGAATCTCCAAAGGTTCTTGAGATTGTAAAACCTTAATTAACTTCCGTTCAGCATACCTACTATATTCAGCACGACCATATAGATGTGGTGTATTATCTACCAACTTAAAGTCAAACTCTGCATTTTGGTGGATACCGTAGTGTTCAATAAACCATACTACTGCTGGACGTGCGTAGCTTACAACCTCATTACCATCATTTGAGTAAATGTGCTCTGGTTTCTCCTCACCTGATTTATAAAAGTATTTTTCTAAATTGTAAATAGAACCGACAGGTAAATCACCATACCCTACTGTATAACCATGAATGACTAAGTTGTAGGCAGTATCAGTTATAGGAACGTCACAAAGCTTAGTTGCGTATTCTTGAGTTAGGCGCTCATATTCTTCATCAGAGTCTACAATGTCAAAATCCAAATACAAACTTGCGTAATTATGATACGGTCTTAGTTTCACACGTGTACAAAAACCTAGCTCTAAAACCGATTTTAAAGGAATTTTAACTAACTCACTACGAGTTAAGTCCACAACTGGAACATCTTTGTATTTAATTGGCACATAATCTCTAATCTTTAATTCAGGTCTGTTGTTAAATCCACCTAAAATAATCTCACCTGTTTTAAAGCGATAACTGTCCAAAATCTTGAACAAACGCTCATAAGTTCTAGGTACAGAAAAGTAGCGAACCACTTTATTACGATTTTCATAACCTTCTGTCATTCTCAATAATCTCATGTTAAGACCTCACTTGTACTTAGTTTATTTAGTATAACATTTAATTGAAAATTTTGCAATAGAAAAAAGCAACCCAATATAGAGTGCTTAGTCTTGTTCTAATGAAGGTTCGTAACCATCTAACAATTCTTCTAAATCATAGTTAGGAATATCTAACTGCTCAGATTTATTCTTCAAAATCACCTTGCCATTTTCAAAAATAAACTCTACTTCATCCCCTTCAGATAAGTTCAAGTTTTCTAAAACCAAAGAAGGTAAAAGGATACCCTTACTGTTTCCCCATTTAGTAACCTTTTTAGTTCCTAAACTGCATCGATAATATTCTTTAACCAACTAAAAATCACCTCTCATATTCCTCAATTAAACCAAACTACAAAGAACTAAGAAGAGCTTCAAGACACTTAGTAGCTTCTTTATTGCGAGCATCTAATAAAGACTTATCTTCAGGGAAAATATCAAGCCAATCAATACTTGAAATATAAAACCCAGTTTCCTTGTAGATTTGTTCAGAAACTTCATCTAAAAGCTTAGCTAACCTATCTACATCAGTAGGTTTAAAATCCCCAAGGTCACAGATAATACCTTTATTAAGCCAATAATAAGGATTAATGCAAATATGAACACTACAAGGGTATTCAGATAGGACTTCTTTTGCTAAATTTCTATAATCAATAGACACTTTCTATACCTCAACCTTCATTAACCTATATCACATATATCAAACTCAGTCTTGCTTACTGACTTTTTTGTAAAACGCTTCTGAAATCTTATCTATCTTAGTCGGGAAAAAGAATACACAAAACAACTCAACAGAAATATAAGTTGAAAAATCTTGCCTTAACATCTGCTTATGTTTCTTAGTTGTAATAGGGAACCCCCTTAAAATAAACAAAATTAAACTTACCAACAAATAACCGCTACTGAAAAATCCTATAAAGATTAAAAGATATAACAAAATATAAAGCCACAAAAGACCATTATCTACCATTGTTACATAATTGTTTTGCATAGTGTTCGTTAAATAACAAAATCCTGCAAACAGTAACAAATCAGCTATTAAAGGCAATACCAAATGCTTAAATGCTATTCTTCTAAAAGACTTATTCATAATAAATCCTACAATTCTTTACAATTTAAGTTTATCATCAAGCTTTACCTATTAACGAACTTCCAACCAACCTTCTAACCACCACCAAGTAAATCCTTTACGAAATTCAACTTCGTACAAAACATCACCATAATAGGTGTCAGTGTTAATCACTTTACCTACACGACCCTCAAAAGGTCTCATATCATCGCTCCAAATATTAACACCTTGTTTACGTTGACTTTCAGTCAAACGTTTAACTTTCACTTTAGTTCCAATAGCTAACATATCCAAAATCCTCTCTATTTGTTTTACTTTATGGAGCCGGTGGGAGTCGAACCCACGTCCAAACGACCTTTCCAGTTAACCTTACTGCGCACTGCTACGTTTCAACATTCGACTTTTAGTAAACGCACAAAGATAAAAGTTATATCTCTATTTAACAACTAAGTTGAGAAACCTTAATTGCGAGTACCGAGGTTTATAGCAACTAAAAGATACCGGTACTTATTTTAGTCGCTCGTCTATTTGACTTTTTACTTGTGTTCGTATCAACTACCGAAGCCGAAGCTTAGGCAGCCATGCGAACTGGTGCATTGTTATTTGCAGTTATGTTTAGGTTGGTGATTACGTCACCACTCGGTGCGAGATTAAAAGGTACAATCGCCTGTCGAATCCAGACGACCCCTTAATATTATAGTTTGGTTGTATCTAGTACATAGTGAGAATTATCGTCTCCGTTCTCTTCTACCTCTTCAACCCATTTAAGATTGTCTGAGTTATTTTGAACATCTTCTTCTTGTCCTGAACTATTATGCAATTTGATAATAGGCATGCAAGAAAAAGTAGATACCGTTTGAGTTGCGCCTGCAAGCTCTTTTAGAAATGTGTATTGTTCTTCAGTACAAACTAATTCAAACTCTGTACTATCGTCACAACCTTTTACAGTTACACGAATGTCCATAAGTACCCTCCTTATTAAGATAACCTTATTATATCAGAAAGAGTAAGACTTGTCAAGAGTTATTTGTGCGATTCTTAGGTTTTGTAAGTGTTTCAGAAAATAAAATTAAACCGAACAAACCCGCGAACCATAGAAAAAACAAGGATACCGCTTGTAACCATAGTTTACTATTAACTTCAGACTGATTAAATAAAGTTGAAACATGAGAGATCATATCAATCGGAAAACTATACTCAATAGCAATAAACAAAGTAAATGCAAAGAGAAAACATAAACCTATGTAAAGTTTCAAAAACCTTATTTTCATTCAAGACCTCTATCTATTAAGCTATCGTTCGTTGAGACAAGAACGAAAGAAGTTCTTCTGGGGTTTGGCATCTCAGCAACCTCTTAAACTCCAAACCATCTGCAATTACGGACTCAAACTCCATGTTTTGAGTTGGAACATAATAACTTATAGTCAAACAATTACCTTCATCTACTCTTATCTGAGCAGACACCCCGAACTCACTATCGAAATCTTCTAAAACTACTTCTAAGTGTCTTTGTAACTCACGTAAACTAAACTCTAATTCGTTATGTAGTTTCATCATTTTGTTGTAGGTTAGCATTTTGCGGATACCCTTTCTTACATGAAAAGAGACTTACTAAATAAGTAAGTCAAACTAAAAAATCAACGGAGAATGAGGGGTTCGAACCCTCGCGCCGCGAACGACCTAACGATTTAGCAAACCGTCCTCTTCAACCTCTTGAGTAATTCTCCAAAATAAAGGGAACCTCTTTAAAAAGAGGATACCCCTAAGTTTGTTTTCCGAGGTAAACCACACCTCTACACTTCACGTCGCGAACTAGAGTGTAACGAGAGTTCTTTTTATCACCTAAACTTTATTTTTCGTAGGTTTTGTCAGTCTCTAAATGACGATGTTTAGGAACCATATAGGTTCTATAAGTTGCTAACCTATTAAAATTAGCAACCTACCCGAAAGGAGGTATTTAATGAAAGCTAACCCCTCTAGTATGCAAAGAGAGGAATGATGCAAGAACCTTTGACAGTTCTTACACCAAATAAATTAGAAAAAGAAGGTCTAACTAACTGTTAGAACCAACCTAGCGAGGAACCAATCAAAACCCACTAGACTATGAGGTAAAGACCTCTGACAATCGATACCCCAACAAAGAAATCTCTGACGAACTTCTTGAAAACTTTGAAATCTCAAAAGTTCATCTTGGGTTAAACTTTAACCCAAAGGAAGATGAGGGATTCGAACCCCCGCGCCGTTTCCGACCTGACGATTTTCAAGACCGTTCCCTTATAGCCAGACTTAGGTAATCTTCCGTGTAATGAGGTATAGTGGAATCGAACCACCGTATTCAAGTTGCGCACCTTGAACTCCGTTGTACGGACGGAGGACACACTCGCCAAGTCCTGTGTCTGGCTACCTCTTATAAATATAATACCACCGCAAGGATTCGAACAGTTTTCAAAGAAAACTCCGCTGATCTACCGGCTCGTCTATTGAAGTCATGACTCATCAATAAGCACCATGCTATCGGTGGTAATCAGAATGTGAACTACTCCTACTCATGTTATCTATTACAAGTAAAATACAAGTAAAAGTTTCTTGGGTAATACACTGACTTAGAAAACTAACTGATTAGTCCCCAGAGGTTATGCAAATAAACCAAGCTATCCTCGTAGCCCCTACGATTCTAAAATTTTAATTAGAGGGTACTAAATAGTCTATACAAATCCCATCGTGGTTCTTGATGGGAGTTAGATTAAGTGTACAATAACTCTCTAATTCAAATAGTTTAAGTTTCCATCTCACGATAGAACTCCACCAACTGGTCTCGAACCAGTGACATCATGATTAACAGTCATGCGCTCTACCAACTGAGCTATGGTGGATTGAACTCCCTAATGTACCCGTTTGGTAAGAAGCTGACAATTACTAATTAAACGAAAGTAACATAAGGAAGAGTTTGGTTTGAATAGAAGCGAAACTTGATTTCTCATTCGATACCCATTGACAAAAGAGGTATCAAGTTAAAGCAAGTTCAAAATAAACCAAAGTTTGTAAACGAACGCGTATCGTTTGTTTCATAAAGTTTTTGTCTTTTATGGACTTTCTGTTCCTTGAAACTAAATCTAAACGATTCAAAAAACCAAAACAGGTTCCGCTAACTATAATCTGCGCGCTTAGAGAATAGTTAGTTATGACTCGAACTGGGTTCGAACCAATGACCTTCTGCTTGTAAGACAGATGCTCTCCCAACTGAGCTACCGAGTCTAAAGGAGAAACCATCTAAATGGTTATGGCTTGAGCAGGACTCGAACCTGCGACGCACAGAGCTTCAATCTGTCGCTACTACCAACTGAGCTACCAAGCCTAAAATGATACCCTTAACAGCCCTGGTATCTTATGTTGGAGAACCGTTGAACCAACAAGTTTTTGACTGCCTACCCGGTCTAGTCAGATAGGCGTTGCCGTGCGTTTTATTGCTTTATATCCTAGACATCTAAAGCAATCGGATTTAAAAACAGCTTCTACGACAAATTTGATGCCCATAAGAGGAGATGTCTCCACCGTTTTGCAACTGAGTTTTGTTCTGGGTTTACTGACAGGATTTGTACCTACTCTGAACCTGCTGCACATACTCTGCTTGAATGCAGTAAACCTCACCAACCTTATCTGACTAGCTTTAAGCCTACTAATCGAACCGTTGGCGTCACCTCATATCGCTGAGGAGCGTTAGTGGATTTCAAACCTTCCACTAAGGTGTTCTTACTTAGATATATAAGAAACTCAAGCACTCACATAACGGTTGCACAGTATGTTTGCACCATAATGATTTAACGACCTTTCACAGTCGTTAAACCTAAGTTGCGATGAACTAAGTCAATGCAATCCTTTTGCCATGAACCGAGCAGGACTCGAACCTGCGACCAACGGATTAAAAGTCCGCAACTCTACCAACTGAGTTATCGGTTCTAACTATAGTAAGTTTGTAATTATCTAAAACGTGTCCTTAATTCTTACGTTAGTTTCGAACCTAACTCAGAACCGTTTTCCACACAACATCCGTTTTACTACCATCTCTTTAGACTATCTCAAAAGGAAGCTAACCTCTATCAACGATACCCTAACCGTATTTATTTCAATTCAGGCGAGAAAATAACTACAAGTTCATCATTTTTGGCTCCTTAAACGCTTTGTCATTGTTTAAGAAACTACACTTCCCTTATGTGTCTCAGAAAGATAATGATGTGGATTTACACCCAAAACTATAATGATTCCAGTAGGGTTCGAACCTACAAAAACCTTTCGCTTAGAAGGCGAATGCTCTATCCAGTTGAGCTATGGAACCTATATTTAATGCACAGAGGGGGACTTGAACCCCCATGAACCAAAGTTCGCACGAGCTTAAATCGTGTGCGTCTGCCAATTCCGCCATCCGCGCTTTGAAGGATACCCTAAAGAAAGGGAAACCAAATTTTTCATTGGTTTTTGGAGTTTTCCTATCCTAAAAACCTTTGTTCAAACAAAGATTCGAGCCGAAGTTTCAACTCTAAACAAACGTGAGGACTCCAACCTCATAAAGTCAGCAACTTGACCGTTTGCGACTAGGTGCAGAACTATTAACCCCAAAAGAGCGTTCGTCCTTCGTCACCGGGACCCGTCGCACCCTTGAATACCCAAACCAATGACTAAAGTTTCCAAAAACCATTCAAGTATTCGATGCACACCTTATGTCTGTGTATGTTTGTAAATGGAAATACCGAACCCGGCAGTGCGGAGACTCTTGGTCTGAGTATCGAACCAAGAGCGTAAAGGCAACTATTCGGCTTTACGTTACCTTTACGTTATGCCTAGCTCATGACAACCACGTCTTAAACGAAGTTTTTCAATTCTAGGAAAAAGGCTTGCAGTCGAAAAACTGCAATGAGTATCTAACGGAATCAAACCGCTAAGAGGTGAAAACTCTGTGTTCACACGATACCCAAGGTTCAAGGGATAAAACCTAAACTGATAATCACTAATAGCGAAAGTTACTTTCTATTAGTTTATTATTTAACTGCTTCTTTAAGAGCTTTACCCGCTTTGAAAGCAGGAACTTTAGTAGCAGCGATTGTGATTTCTTGACCTGTTTGTGGGTTACGACCTTTACGTTCTGCACGTTCGCGAACTTCAAAGTTACCGAAACCGATAAGTTGAACTTTTTCACCTTCAGCAAGGAAATCTGAAACTGCTGCGAATACAGCTTCAACTGCACGTCCAGCGTCTTTCTTAGTAAACTCAGTAGCTTCTGCTACTTTTGCAATCAAATCTTGTTTATTAGCCATTATGTGTGGCTCCTTTCTTTTTAGTTAGCTCTTTTGCTAACTTACAATAAACATTATATCACACAAACCCAGTTCTGTCAACAGTTTTACTTAAATTTCTTTAAAAAAGTGTTGATTTATAAAGGTTTGTGCTGAAAACGTTGATATATCAACGTTTCTGAGACTTTGAAAATTCGAAAATTTTCCTTAATTTGAATGTTTTAAGGTCTTTTCTAAAATATTTTTAACAAAGTCTGGTGCTTGAAGAGTTACAACCGTCCGAATTGTGGACGAAGGGAAGATACCGCTCTTACGAGAGTCCTCTGAATTTTCTCGATTATCTCCCATAAGGAAGTATTCATCTTTACTTACAGTAGTTGTTAGACCTTTGTGCGCACCTAACCAAGTTGTTGTGTCTTCCACCATTTTCTTAGTTTCAGTTGAGTTATCTTCTAAGGCACCATTAACGTAAATACCATTGTCTAAGACCTTTATTTGGTCTCCTTCTATTGCTACAACTCTCTTCACAATGCGAACTCGATCCAAGACATTATAAGCAGTTACAATATCTCCTCTGTTTGGGCGTTTGAACTCTTTGATGGTGCTAAACCAAACTTGACCATCTTTCATAGCTGGGTCCATTGACGAACCTGAAATCTTAATTGGACTAAAAGTCAACTTCAAAACCATTAAAATAGCAAAGACGAAAATAAAAGATACCGTGAAACCTCTTAAAAATTTAAAGACAACACTCTCTTCTTTTTTCTTCGGTTTCTGACTGCGAGTATAAGTCGGTTCTTTTAAAGGTTTAGACTCCAACTCAAATTCCTCAACCGTTAACTCACCTAAAACGCTTGTTTTATCTTTGGACATAAAGCAAATCAATCTCCTTCTGTCTCAGATTGAGTTTCAGTTTTAACTGCCACAGAAGTACCCTCAGAAGGCTCAGATTTGTCTTCTGTACCGCTTGTAGTAGATGGGTTGATAGAAACTTCATTATTAGGTAACAAACGCTTAAAATAGTTCTCTGGGCGTTCTAAGTCATCTGTAATTGGTTTAAACATAAAGTTTAAATAGTTGCGGATTTGTAAGTACAAAACTGCGTGGTAAAAGACAGATACCGCAAGACCTAAGATAATCACACCTAGCACTACAAATAGTGACCACTTAGTAAACCCAACTGTAAACCCATAGTTGACAGTTGAAAACAGAGCAATGATAATTAGCATTAAGTTTGCGTAAACTCGCTCTCTGATAGAACCGTAGTAACTCAACATTTTATCGGTACTATAACCTTCAGTTTTCTTTACTAATCGTTTTAAGACCAAAGGTAATACAAAATCTCTAATCATAAATGAAAATCCCTTCTAAATCAAAAGAGGACTGCCGCTTAGACAGTCCCCGAACGTACATGCTAAAGCTTAGTTTTCTTTAGTCACTTTTCTTCTGCGAGGTTTTCTTTTCTTAGCTTTTGGTTTTTCCTCCGCTAAAACCTCAGTATCTTCTGCAAGTACAGAAGTCTTCTCTTCATCTTCCAAAATAGAAGTGTGTTCTTCATCTTCTAAAATAGAAGTTTGCTCTGCCGTTTCTTCTGCTAATACAGAAGTTTGTTCAGCAATCTCCTCGTCAAGAATTGAAGTTTGTTCAGCAGTCTCATCTTCTAATACCGAGGTTTGTTCAGAAGTCTCTTCTTCCAATACAGAAGTTTGCTCAGAAGTTTCTTCTCCAAGAACATCTGTGAACTCATCTGTTAATACAGAAGTTTCAGCAACCACACCTGTTTCATCTAAAGGTAGAGTTGATGTAGAACTATCATCGGTTGTAACTCCACCCATAGTTGGAGTTGCTACTACTGGCGCTTCTTCTTTGATTGAGTCTAACAACTCAGAAGCTACAGAACCACTATCCTCAAGTTCACTTGTTTCAGTTACACCAGTTTCCTCTGGTTGACCCGTTGAAGCTGAACCGCTACCTGACGATACCAACCCTTCTGCTTCAGTGACAATATGCGCACCAATGCGAAGCTCTTCCAATTCACGTTCTTTACGTTTACGCTTACGAACCGCAGCAAGCCACCAAGCTAAAAGTCCACCAAAGAGACCTAAACCTAATGCTCCGACTGCATATTTGAAGTTATCAGAACCAAGAAGTGCTTGAGCAGTTGTAGCCGTGATTGTGATACCCTCAACCTTTTGGGTTGTTGTGTTTCCAGCTAAGTCCACTACCTCAACCTCAATAGAGTAAGGTTTGTCTGAGTGTTCAAGGTCAATTAACTTCTCACCTTTCAACAACTCTTCTCTTGTGAACTCATAGACTTTACCGTTTACCAAAACTCGAACACGTGCCAAACCAATATTGTCTTTTACCAAGACTTTGAATTGGTGTTTTGCAGCGTTGTACTTACCATTGTTTGTGACACCCTCAATCTTCAACTCTGGTACAATGTTATCCAATACGAATTGGAACTGAACCGAAGCATTTGAAGAAGAAGCGTGACCGTCAACGTCTACGGTCGCAACGGAAATTGACCATACCCCATTTTCTTTGAAGCCGTCTTTGTTAAAGGTATAAGTATAAGTGTAAGAACCATCCTCTTCTTTCTTCTCATCTACTTTAACTAAACTTGCATCTACTGTTACTACTTTACCATCTAAGGTAAAGGTAAACTTAGTTTTGCTTATATCTAGTCGTGTAGTTGAATGTTCTGAAAGTTTCAAATCCTCACTCAAATGTTGGTAATACGCACCATTTACATCTTTGTTCAACCAATCGTAAGTTGAACCGTTTTTGTTTACTGCATAAGTAATGGTTTTCTCAGAGACTTGACCTTTATCATCAGTTACTTGAACTTTTACAGTATAAACCCCATCTTTTTCTGGTAAATTATCTGCTACGAAAGAACCATTTACTACTCGACCCGTTAACTCTGTTGTACCGTCTTGTGAAGACACTGTAGCTTTAACGTTCTGCACCGAACCACCGGATACCCTAACAGTCAACTTATCAGGACCTTCAACATAGTTTGTTTGGTTAGAAACACCGCCAATGTTGATATTATCGTTAGGTCTTGGAGCGTTTGTATTACCATTTGTGTTGTCATGGTCTTGTGGTTGTGGGTTAATAATGGTTGTGTTTCCACCTACCGTACTGTTGTTATTGTCACTTGGAGCTAAAGGAGCTGGTGACGGAGCGATTGGTGTGTCTGGTACAATCGGTGCAGTCGGTTGTGTAGGTGTAGTTGGTACGACAGGTTCAGTTGGTGTAGTTGGTACTACAGGAACAGTCGGTTTATTATCTTCTACACTTGGTTTTGGAGTGTCCTCTACTGGTTTAGTAGGTTCACTTGGAGTTGGTGTAGGAGTCGGTTTTGTATCTTCACTAGGTTTTGCCGGTTCACTAGGTTTACTTAGTTCACTCGGCTCACTTGGCTTCTCATCAGAAGGTTTTGTAGGTTCTTCTGGTTTTGGTGTTGGAGTCGGAGTTGGCTCTGGGGTTGGAGTCGGAGTCGGTTTAACCTCTGGCTCTTTACCTTTCAAGTGGAAGACTTGGTTTCTGAATTTGCGACCGTATTGGGATACCGCAGAATCACTTATCGTAAAATCATATTCACCCTCTGGTAAAACTGAACCATCAAAGTGGTAAACCCCATTTACCAAGGAAGCTGTTAGAGTTGTTTTCCCATCTTTAGTTGTTAGAGTTAAAGTCTCTGGAAGTGTGTCTCCCTCTAATGTTGGTTTAACGGTCAAATCTAAAGTACGCTCTTCTGATTTTGCAACCACTTCGTGCGTTCCTTTATCCACAATCGAACCTAGTGACTCTCTGTGTTCAACTCCGTCTTTGTCTGTATAAATCAATTCCAAAGTAGAGTTTACTGGGAGAACTTCCCCTTTAGTACCTTGTGACTCATTAACTGTACCGTTTGTTAATGTTTGTACAATTTTCACGGAGTCAGGAGAGATACCCTCTGGTACTGTAACGGTAACTTTTTGTTTATCATTAGCAGTTACATTATAAGTGTTATCTTGTTTTTCAACAACCTTATCATTATCGAAAGTTAATGTTGGTTTAACTTCAACAGGTTTCTCTTCTTTTGGTTTGTCACCCTCTTTAGGATTTTCTTCCTTCGGTTTATCCCCTTCTGTTGGAGGGGTTGTTGGGTTTTCTTCCTTCGGTTTATCTCCTTCTGCTGGAGGGGTTGGATTTTCTTCCTTCGGTTTATCTCCTTCTGTTGGAGGTGTTGTAGGGTTTTCCTCTTTTGGCTTGTCGCCATCTTTAGGTTTTTCACCTTCTGTTGGATGAGTTGTAGGTTGCTCCTCTTTAGGTTTTTCTCCTTCAGTTGGAGGTGTTACTGGTTCACTAGGGTTACTTGGTTTTTCTCCTTCACTTGGTGGAGTTGTTGGTTCACTTGGTGTTGGATTAGTTGGAGTTTCCTCTTTAGGTTTTTCACCCTCTGTCGGGTTGCTAGGAGTCTCCTCTTTTGGTTTTTCACCCTCTGTTGGAGGGGTTGTTGGTTCACTTGGAGTCGTAGGAGTTTCCTCTTTTGGTTTCTCCCCTTCTGTTGGTGGAGTTGTAGGTTCGCTTGGAGTCTCACTAGGTTGACCCTCAGAAGGGGTGGATACCGGTGTATCTGCCTTTGGAGTTTCTTCTGCCTTTGGAGTTTCTTCTGCCTTTGGAGTTTCTTCTGCCTTTGGAGTTTCTTCTGCCT